CCGCATCGCCTTGCAACATCTGATCGGTAGCCGTAGCGAGCGCTGTAATGCTGAAATTGGAAATCAGGTCACTAACCGATTGCCGAGTGCGCAGCCAGTTATCGACGTAGGGTTCGGCGAGCTGACTCATGCTCATACCGCCGAAATTAAAAGCAGGCTTGAGCATATCCAGAACGGGCCGGGTGATGATCATCATCAGGCGCGAAGCGTGAATTTCCTTGCCGAGCACGAACCAGGCAGAAGGAACGTAGAAATCGGGCCGCATGGGATTGATCGCGTTGTACGTCTTCGGCGTCGTCCACATTGCCTCAACGGCTTTAATTTTGATGCGCGTGCCCTTCTTGATTGTCTTATTGCTGACGAGAAGGGGCATAGTCGGATCGTGCCCCTGAACGTCCAGGTAAATCTGCGCGCGGCCGTAAAAAGATTCGTGACTCGCGGCCAGATGAATCGTATCCCTGAGCCCGATGTCCGTCACTGCCTTATTGAGTTCGGCGATGCGGTCGGCCGTCTCGGGGCCGGCGGAGTCCGTTGCGCTGAGCGTGATCCATTCGCGAGTAAGCGAATTCGCGATTGCCGTTGCAAACATCCGGTATTCGGCGCGCGTTGAGAGCTGCGCCAGATAGGGATAACCGGGGAATCCGACATACTGGCCGCCGCCGATACCCTGCTCATAAAACGACCGCGCGTAATCGTAGCTCGCGCCGTCCATGGCGACCGCTGCTTTGCCCCCGTTGTGCCATTTCGGGACGACGTTACTCGGCAATACGGGAGGCTGAATCGGGTAATTGTAAGTTCGCTCAGGCTTTGCATTCGCGCGAACTGCGTCGATAAGAGCCCTCATACGCTCGCGATTGTCGGGGCGACGAGGCGGAGGGGGAGCGGGAGCATCGCCAGGCTTCGAAAATAATTTTTGCCAGAGGTTCATCAAATACCGTCCGCTTGGTCCTGCCCTAACTCCTGAGACTCAACGTACAGCTTACCGCATTCCTCGCAGAAGATTAAGCGCAAGCGACACTCTATTGTCGTGAGGACGATATCTCCGGGCCAGATATCCTCGCCGCACTCCCGGCAAATCGCTACCGTTTGGGCCGGTTCGAATTCGTACTGCATTTCGCCGCCTTCTCGGTTTCAATGAGTTTCTGAAGGAAAGCCAGCGCGCGCCAGGCCATCTTGGCGGCGTGATACGTCCCATCGGAATCGCGACTCATACGCTGCAAAAAATGACGTATCATAGCGTCCGACTCATCGGTACTGAGAGCCCGATTCCAGTGAAGAGGCTGACCGGGATTATGCTGATCGTTGCCGATCTTTGAGACTCGTGCAACTTCAACAAGAGCGTCGGGAAAATAATCAAGGACTCCGGTTCCTATCGGTAACGCTTTGCGTTCCTTCGCGTCGTTCGTCATGCCGGTATGGACCTCGCATAATCCAAAAATGCTATGGACCTCGCATAATCCAAAAATGCTTCCAGATCAGGGTAATGGATAACCTGAGGAAGATAGTGAAAAATGTTTTCGTAATCGCCGATGACAATCATCATTTTACCGGTTGCGAGAGCGTAACCGAACTCGACGTGACGACCGCCGCGGGGAATTCCGACTTTGGGATTCTCGGAGAAAAACAGGATCCCGTCTGCGGCGTCGATATCATCAAGATCGATTCGAGCCGTCTTTCGGTAAAACTGAATGCTGTGATCCCCCATGTTGTGATCCAGCCGCTCAGTTTCTGTAAGCCATCGCGAGGTTATTTCAACGCCCGCGAATTCAAGCAAAGGGAGCAATGCTCGAAATTCATCCCTTCGCGGATACCTGCCTGCGAGATACAGTTTCATGAGTAGCCTTCCTTGCGAATCAGGAGTAGTCGGCACTGTAATAAGCCCTATCAAAGAACGGATGCCAGTCTACACTGAAGCCGCTTACGGCCCCGCGCTCATCCTGTCGAATCTTGACGACCGAAAATCCGACGTGAGCCTGCAAACCTTTCTTGCGCATGAACAAGCTCTGATCGGTCATACATCCGCCCTGGACGCAGTGAACCTCGCGCGGATAGCCGTAATTGAACTTGTGATAGTGCCCGACCAGTTCAATATGCGGTTTATTGCCGCCCTGGTAGCTCTCTACGCGCTTCTGGTCCTTGTAGCTGATCGCGTAAGCCGAGCCGCCCCCTGGATGCACCACGCGCATGATTGAGGAGCCTGTACCATGCTTCAGCGCAACATCGCACTCCGCGTAACCGAGATACTTCAGGTCGTTGCGACCCTGCTCTTCGGCGCGCATCTGCAGGTATTTCCCGATTTCGACGCCCTCGCGTTGCTGGTACCAGCCTTCATGGTCATCGCCGGCGACGTAATGGGTCGTGATGCCAGGAGTCAGCGGATACTCTTCGATGAGGTAATCAAGCTGGCGATCCATGCCGGGAGCAGTTACAAGCTCGCCTTTGTTGAAGCGCGCTTCGCCGTCTATCCAGTTGCCGGCGTTGTAGACGGTCGTAATGCCCATCGCGCGGAAATGCTCGTAGGAAGCCCGCAGAACGTCAAGGCGCGCGTGTTTGTTGCAGAGATGCTGATCGGTCACAAAACCGAATACATGCGTCCAGTCATCATCGCGAGCAGTGCTCGCAATCTCATGGGTTTGAGGAGCGATGAAAGCGAACTCACCCAAATCGAAACGACCGTCCGCGTATTCGAGGAGCAGGCCGCCGCGGGCTTTCTGCGTCGCAATGTGCTCGCGAACTCGCTTCGGGGAACAGTCCAGAGCATCCGCCATTTCCTCCGCGCTCTTCGGGCCGCTCTTGAGGAGACGGCGAATCTCGGCGAATGTCGCGCTTTCTGGTACGACAGGAACGCTGATGTCCGTCTCTTTCTCTTTCTGCTCAGCGAACGACTCGGGATGACCCCGATATTTCTGAATGCTGAAGTGCGAAACCTTCAGAAGACCCGCGATTTTCATATTACTGAGACGCGGTACTCGCTGACCCATTTCAAAAATTTGTTGTTTTATTTCGGGAGTGAGAGGCGTAAAAGCCAGACGCATTAAATCCTCCAACGATGACCTGAAAATAACGCTATCACATCCAGCGTAAATCGAAACGCCGAAACTTTCGGATCTTCGCGCCGGCCAGTATTGTCTAAAGTTTTTCCATGAAAGCCGGATGCTTCATCGGCGCGCCAGGGCGAGTATATCTTTCGAAATGTGCAGGCGGCCGAACAGCGGATAAAGCGCGCGCAATGCCTGCGACAGAGCATCTACCTGGTCATCATGCGCGCCGACAGGGAAGGCCGTTAACTCGCTGAGCATCGCGCGAACCCAGGGTTCAATATCCGAATGCGGTAAGTGAACGTTGCCGGCTTCCCATATCGACGTAACAGCGTGAGCACGCGCGAGCTTCGAGCCATCAGGCTCAACAGGAACGAGCGTCGGAACAACTTTCTTGAGCACGTCAATAACGGCCGGCCCGTTCGCTTTGTCTTCGATGTAAACCGCGGCCGGACGTTGCCAGTTCCCCATCTCATAGAGCTTGATAACGGATTCGACCGTCGCCGTAAAGCTCATGCGCGCGCGTATCTGAGCGAGCAAATACGCGTCCGCGCCCTTCTTGCCCCACTTCTGGCCGACGACGAAATCAGTTCCGTCTGTGTCCTTGAACGTGCAATCCCATGAATCGATGACCTTATCGAAGTAGACGAGCCCGCTCAGCGGATGCGTAGGAAGATCCTTCGGGAGATAGAAGCAAATCCCCTTTTCCTTGAAGACGTTGCCGCCGGCCGCCTTCGCCGACTGCTGATAAAGCGCACTCCACCAGTAATCGGAGAGCGTCCCTTTAATTTCTTTGAGCTGCGCGAGTGAGTGAAGCTCGGGGACCAGCGCGCCCAGGGACAGCTCGGGCTGATAATTCACTTCGTCGGGGCTGTTGATAGCAGGGAAGCGGATATGGGTTAGCCGCGGATCCCCCGCGTAAGCGAGCGCAATGCGCGCCGGCAAATCATCTTCAGCCCATTGGGTCGCCATGATGATTTGACCCGAGTGCTCGCTGAGCCGGGTCGTAAACACGGACTGATACCAGGCCCAATGACGTTCCTTTGTGACATCGGACAGGGCTTCCTGTTCGTTTTTAACCGGATCGTCAATAATTCCGATATCAACGGGTCGGCCCGTAAGACCAGCCCCAACACCAACCCCCAGATAGCTACCAGTACCGCCAGGAGCAGTAAACTCGCCCAATCGACTAACGTCATATTTCCTCTTCTCCGAGACAACGGGAAACAGCAATTTGTGTTCAGCGCTCGCAAGATTTCTTCGAACATCCTGAGCCATCGCATTCGCCAGCTCATCCGAGTAACTGGCGCATCCGATGCGCAACGAGGGTTGCGAGCCTAAGAGAAACGCAGGCAGTTTACGCGAGACAATCTCGCTTTTTCCATGTTGCGGGGGAGCTTGCAGAATCAGTATAGGACGTTTTCCGGCTTGCACGTCTGCGAGGAACTTATCGAGCACATCGCAGACAATCTCTGCAAATCGACTGCGCTTATATCCGGGCGAAGTGTAAACGATGTAACCGAGAATTTTCTTTTCCGCCCATAGCCGCATTTCGACTTCGACCGCGAGCTTTTGATCGTCCGGAAGAATCGCGCCGGGAGGAATGGGGGGAACCGTGTTCATTCAGACCCGAGCTTATCACTCAGCAACAGCGTTGACCGCGGTCTGGTCGCCCTCGTCGAAAAGACTCGCCGTCATCTCCGAACCCATCTTCGCGAACCCGTAGGTCGCCCAGAAGAGGAGCACGACGAGGAAATATTCGAGCCATTCGTTTTGGTCCCGCTGTTGCATAACCCAGAGTTTCATGAGTGCAGACGCCAGAGTGCAGAGCGCGACGAAGAGACAAGAGAGAACGCCAACCCGTTGTCGCTGAGAAGAGGATATTTTCATGCAAGCAGTGTATCAGGAGACACATTTAACGGGCGTGTCGGCGAGTTACTGTCTAGCTGAGCCAATTATATCTCGTACTTGCTTTCAATATTCGCCATAGTCGCCCGCGCTTCCTGAAGCCTCGCTTGAGCGTCGATAAGCTGAGCCGTCATCTCCGAACCCATATATGCGAACCCGTGGGTCGCCCAGAAGAGCAGAGCTATCTCGTCCTCGTAGTGATTCGTTATAGTTTTGAGCGAGCGCCAAATTCGCCTCTGCTCTTCAGTCGCTTGTTGTTTCATAAGCGTTCTCCTTCCGTTCTCATAAAAAAACCCCGCGCATAGCAGAGCGCGGGGGGAGGCCAAATGACGCAACTTTTACTGTCCAAACTTCGCCTGGCCGATGGCGTTACCCAATGATGGTCAGCTTACACGGACGCGAGAGCCACGGCAAGCGCGGCAATCGCGATTGCGATTACGACGCAAACGATCAGGCCCAGGAGCGCGGCCGCGATCACCCGCCGGGCTTCCGGATCGCCTTCCGGGGTTTCCATGATGGTCAGCTTATACACTGTTCGCTTCGATTGTCAAGGGCTCAGGTCGCAGCGGGCCGCCCGGCCGTAAAAGGATCTGAGCAATCTGGTCCGTCGTCAGGTCCTTGACGGTCAGGACGGGGCCGGTCCCCTCGTTCGAGACGGGAATCGGGCCGCCTCCAGGTCCGCTCAACTCGCCGCGCGTAACCAGCATCCCGAGCCAGGTCGCGAGGTTCTTGATTGCGTCCGTCTGATCGCGAAATTTTATTTCGATTCCCTCTTTCGTCTTCTTTACGCCGGCGATGAGTTTACGCGCGCTCGGGCTCGCCTTACGCATATCCATGACGCGCAGCCGTTCGTCGCCGTGCCCCTCGCACTTCGGGCATTTGAGATTCGGATCCCGATGATGGTCGTAACCGAGTCCGCCGAGCATCGGAGGGGGTTCGCGCCTCCTGCAAGGTTGCTCGCACAGATGATGACAGCGATGCGCGAGCGCGGCGCGAGTCGCCTCAGCGTATTCGAAATCGGTCCATTGGTAAAGGTGATCGATGCCCCAACAGTGCTTGCACGGAACTACTTCAGCTCGAATGATTTCGGTCGGGTCGGCCTTTGCGATCATCAGCCATTCGCGCAGCACAAACTCGGGGGTGATGGAGGCAGCCGCGGAGAGCTGGTCGTAGCGATCCTGAAGTGCCCACTTCACTTTATCATCCGCTAGAAGCCTCGAAGCGGTCACATCGGAGCCGCTCTCGGAGTAGCCGGCTCGGACGGCTGCTAACCGATTGGGCTCTCCGGGCCCAAGGCGCGCGTATTCAATCACAAAACGAGCCTGCTTTCGCGTCAGCTCTCGTTCCGTTCGCGTCAGATCTCGTTCCGGAGGCGCAACCTCGGTCTGCTCTTCGATTTCCACAAGTTAAAAAGTATCACATTGGACGCAGGGAATTCAACGTCCGAGTAAAATACCTCCACTTTCTCATATATTTCCCGCGGGGGCCTCCGACGGGGTAAATATAAAGTCTTTTTTTTCAATAACTTAATCTAAAAATACCCCGATACCCCGTTAAACGCTAAAGTCGTGAAGTAAAGCTTACAGTTCAGATTCCAATATTCAAAATAGGGCTAATTAGGGTTATGACATATACATAAAGTAGGTTTCTAAAAATGGAAATCGCATTCGCCGGTTTACTGAGCGACGAAAACGCGTGTTTTTTCTGGCAACGGGGTACAAATTAGGTATTGACAAAATTTCAATTATGTTATTCAATATTGAAACGAAAGGAGATATTAAATGCCAGAAATTATCAGTCAGGCTAAGCTCCGCCGCGCTATCAGAATGCAGGAGCGCAAGATTGCATGGATGCTAATCAACACAAAACACGCTACGATTGCGGAGCGGAAGGAACAGGCTCTCGCCCTGGAATTTATTCAGGCTAAGCTCCGCCGCGCTATCGAAGTGCAGCAGGCTCAACTACGCCGCGCTATCGAAGTGCAGGAGATTGCGGCGCGGAAGGAACAGGCTCTCGCCCTGCAACTTGTGCAGGAGCGCGAGATGGAATTTATTCAGGCTCAACTACGCCGCGCTATCGAAGTGCAGGAGCGCGAGATTGCCGCTGACCGCGCCGCGCGACAGGGAAAGGGGATATAAATGCCCGAAATCATCAGTCGTCGCGAGGCTCAGGTTCAGGGACTGCGTAAATATTTCACTGGAGTCGCCTGTAAAAACGGACATACGGCCGAACGTTACGTGCAGAGCGCTACCTGCGAGGAATGTATCCGCGAATCCGGCTCCATCGTAATTAGAGCGCCGCAAGGAGAATTACTGCCCCCCTCTCCCGCAGTCTCTTTAGCGGTCCAGCAGCACGAGGAAAGCCGGCTCGAACGCAGCGAACTGCTCCGCCGCGCTATCGAAGTCCAGGAGCGCAAGATTGCTCTCAAGGAACAGGCTATCGCCCTGCAACGTGAGGCGCGCCGCGAGCGGAAGACGAAAGAGTTTCGCCGCGAGGTCGTCAAGGGCGAGATGGTCCGATTCCAGATTGTCGTCTACCCAGAGGACTACCAACAAGTTGTGGGCCTCATTTGGGCGTCGGCGGCTATGCGGGATCCCCGGCTCCATAAAGAGGATGTTGTGATCGGTGCGGTGAAAGGAGTGGGAGCCCCGTGGCTGTACGCTTTCAAGTGCTTCCCCGAGGATCGCGAGAATCTATACCGGGTCGGAGCCGAATTCGAGCGCAGACACGAAAGCTGCATGCCGGAGCCCGCGCCGCTCCCCTGCTGCGAGGTTTGCGGTCACATCCCCTGCGACTGCTGCGAGGACTGGTGGCCCGCAGGGGATCCCCGCTGAAGCGGGGTGCCCAGAGTACCCTCACATCACCCAAAAGTTGTAAAAATAACTCTTGACACATTACTAGCAATGTGAGAAGCTATGGGTATTGGAGGCAAACAACATGCGGCATCCAAAGCCAGTCGTCGCTCAGGCGCTTCGCGTCTATTACAAAACCGAGATATACGGGCCGACGCTGACAAAGATTCTCTGCGGTCAGCATCGTTCTCAGTTCTACAATCAGCATCCCGGAGCCTGTGGAGATGGTGAGTGGTTTGACGATTCCGAATGTGAAGTTTGCAAGCGAATCAACGCTATGACGACAGCGGGAGCCGGCGCATGACCATCTTCAAGCGCGAAGTGCGCAAGGTCCATCCGAACGCTCAGGCGGTACCGATCCGCGCCGTCGGCAATCGATGGATCATCAGGGACAACAGGCGGGAGTTAGGGAGCATGCTCGCCGCCTCCTCCGCGGAAGCCTGGAAGCACGCTTACTGGAGACTCAAGAGAGAAAAGGGATAAATGCTATACACGACACTAAAGTTACTCAGGGAACGGGATGCCTGTTCTGGCGGACTTTCAACCCTCATCGCTTCTCTGCCTGCCAAACACTCAGAGAGTGAGGAAATCTCTCTCGCTCACATTCTCAAATCGAACGGTTTGGAACATGCCATTTGGGCGCTGCGAGCAACTACGGTCGATGCCCGCAAGATCGCGGGTCGTATGATAATTGATTTTGCTTATCAAACCCTCGATAACTTCGAGAAGCGATTCCCCGAAGACAAGTGGCCACGAACAGCGCTCGAAAAAGCAATAGCGTTTCTTGATGGAAAAATAACATGTACAGAACTGAATGCGGCGGAGTCGGCGGAGTCGGCGGAGTTGGCGGAGTTGGCGTGGTTGGCGCGGTTGGCGGTGCGGTCGGCGTGGTTGCCGGCGGCGGAGTCGACGTGGTTGGCGTGGTTGGCGGAGTTGGCGGAGTCGGCGGAGTCGGCGGAGTCGGCGGAGTTGGCGGAGTTGGCGTGGTTGGCGTGGTTGGCGTGGTTGGCGGTGTCGGCGGAGTCGGCGGAGTCGGCGGAGTTGGCGGAGTTGGCGTGGTTGGCGGTGCGGTCGGCGTGGTTGGCGGTGCGGTCGGCGTGGTTGGCGGAGTCGGAACAGGAACCTATCTTCAGGAAATGGGTTTCAAAATGACCAACTACAAGTCCCTTCGAGCCCAGAAGCTCGATTGTTTCTCGGAATTATGGGATCTGAGCACGATCCCCGATGCGGCGTGGAACAGCGAGAATGGCCGCAGAGTACGGCTCAAGGGGCCGCGGGCTCCTAATCTGAAGCTGGAGCCCTGCTCGAACTGTTCAGCGCCCCTGAGCGCCCGCGAGCGCCGTGGCGCGTGCCCCAAGTGCGGTAAACGGCCAGCATATCGGGACACCAACAGTTATATGAGAGGGACGCTTGGAGGCGCTGACAGATGAAACAGACAATCAAAAAACCTCTGCTCTGCCGGCTCGGACTTCACTTGTGGCTGGTGACTAAAGTCAAGGTTCACTCCCCATTTCAATGGACCGTGCTCTATAAGCGTTGTCAGCGCTGTGGGGAGCGTAAGCCATGATCCTCATAGCTGTCCGGCGTGCGGTTCCGGAGCCGTATTCCTCCTGACGAACTGGCTGAGTCCTCTGACCGATTCTATGTTACAGCCACCCCCTAATGCTTTCCCCACCACGAAAGGAACACCATGCAATTGACATTGACAACCCCATCGGGGCGATGCCGTTTCCGTTTGGTCATCGCCCTTCTCGCGCTTTTGGTCCTCCCGGCGTACTCGCAGCATCGGGTAACCCACAGAGACGGCGCGGCTGCAACGACGGGAACCCCAAAGTTAACTGTCGTTTCGAGTTACAACTTCGGCAGTTACAAAATCAATGATCTTTACTACCAGAATCTTTCGTTCTCTTCGACCGGAACGGCTCCGCTTGTAATTTCGAGCATCTCCATCACGTCAAATGACGCCGGTTTGTTCCCCGGACCTTTGTTCAACGCGAATGGGACGAGTATCTTTCCGCTTACACTTGCCCCCGGCGCATCTTCGAGTGTTGTTATCGTATTCTTTCCGCTTTTCGCGGAGACTTACTCAGGGACTGCGACGTTTGTATCAAACGCCGGAACTACCGTTGTTACTTTATCGGCGGTCGGGCTCAATCAAACTCCGTACGAGGTCGATTTGACCTGGGATGCTCCAGGCAATTCCAGCGATCCCGTCGTTGGCTACAACATTTATCGCGCAACCTGGGGGCCGCACGACGAAGACGAATCGGGCGCTCCTTATGTTCGGCTAAACGAATCGCCGGTAGTAACCTTCACCTCCTACGTCGATTTGACCGTGAACAATGGAATCAATTACGCCTACAAGGTAACGAGCGTAGATGCGGCGGGCGTCGAATCGCTTCCGTCGAATGTCTATGTTACAGCCACCCCCTGATGCTTTCCCCACCACGAAAGGAACACCATGCAATTGACATTGACAACCCCATCGGGGCGATGCGTTGACCCGCGCAAGATCACCGTATACTGCTACCCCATCCGTGACGGGTGGGTGGCATCCTGCCCGGAGCTGCACAACTGCAAGATGGTGCGGCGGACGCTGCCCCAAGCAGCATCAGACATGCGGATGGAGATTGCGCTCCGCTGCGGGTTGGATCTTGATGCGACACTCCTCCGAACAACCGAGCATGATCATCTGCCAATCGACGGTCGCACTAGCAACGACAATATCACCTGAAAGTGCTAGTGACACATTACTAGCAACGTGAGATTCTAACGTCACTGGAGGTAGTGATGAGACTTATAGATTTATTCCAATCTGCCGGAACGATTAACCCTTACATCGTTTGTCCTTACTGCAATTATAGAAATTGCGTTCGGACAACCAGGCTAACTCAGAAAGTTGGCATCAGTGGCGGAAAGGCCGCGGGGGTGTTATTGACTGGCGGGTTATCTCTATTTTTAACAGGGCTTTCGCGTAAGGTTTGCGTTACTCGGGCAACCTGCGATGTCTGCAAATCAGTTTGGAGTTGGCAATGAACAAGCACTGGAAGGTCGAATTCCTGCTTCTCGAAGCCCGCGCGGCCGCTACTCAGGGAATGCGCGATGCCTGGTATCGGCTCGCCGCAGAATGGATGGTTCAGGGACTATGAGCATACCAGGCATTCCTGAGCTGACCGAACGCGAACAAAAGTGGGCGCAAATGTCGCACGCGGCGCGCACCGCGCTCTTCGAGAGCTTTAATCTGGAATACGAAGCCAGCATACACGCCTGGCTCTGGAAGCTTCCCGAACAGGTTAAGAGGGTAATTCAATGAGACGCGACGGACTGCGCGCCGCTCAGGAGTGCCCTAAGCCCCGAGCGCCGCTCGAAGTGAACTGCCTCCGCTGCGGGGAGCCCGTGCCCTTCAGGGCAGCGATGGAGACGAAAGGTCACTGCTCAGTATGCGCGGACAAGCGCTCCGCGGAGTCCGCTGACGCGCAGCACAGCCGTATCGAACGCAGAGTAAGCGATAAGTGCGGAGGGAGCGCCGGCGCTCCAGGCTTTACTTCCGTCGGGCCGATAGAATTGAACGCGGCCTTCAAGGAATAAGATGCTATCGGCGAAGGACCAAACGTAGCGCTGCCAAACAGCCGTTTCCGTTCGTGCGAACAGGAACGCGATTCCACTGCGGTGTTGACTCATCTTCCGCATGAAAGCCGTCATGCTCTTCTGGTCATACGGTGGATTCAACCAGACGCGACCAAACCACGGCTCTTTAAGTCCGTCATAATTACTCCCGTCGAAGTGGTGATTCGCAGTTGCCCAGGGGCGCGGGTTTGGCGCTGCACATGGATCCAAATCGAACACCCCGAGTTTCTGTAAGATGATTGGGGGAGTTAGCCAGATAACACTCTTCCCGCGCGCGAGCTTGTTGTGACCAAAGCCGTCCATTACTGATGAGCCCTCCCAAAAGACGCCGCAGCGGGCACTGGACGCCCGGTATTGGCCGTCTGATAGCTCTTCTCAGCCTCGGGGCCGTTCGTAATCTGACGAGCGAGCGATGAGTCATGGACGTACAGGCGAGGCTTGCCGCCATCGGGCAGAACGACGTTGTTACAGCGCCCCTGCTTCAGCGCCGGATGCCAGCGGTATCCAAGGCTCTCCAATATATCCCGCCGGCGTGAATGACTGACCTTCCGCTTGAGGTTGATTTCTTCTAACAACCGGTCGAAGTAAATCGAGGATATCCAGCCGCCGCTGAATCCCTGCAGGCCCTGCTCGACGCATTCCATCACTTCCTGCTCTATCGATCCCGTTGAGGCCGCAATCGCATCCGCCGTCGTTGAGCTGACTGGCGCTCTCTGGCAATCCTTTGCTGGATTGAATTCGACAGGGATAGGAAGTGTATGGAGGTATTCTGCGACGATTGCGTAACCGTCATTGCGAAGCCATCGATATAGCTCTGGAAAATAATCTCCGCACATTCCGTCTCGCTCAAGGTGGCTAACTTCCTGTTGAGCTGCGAATAGAACACAGAATCGACGGTCGTTCGCCGTTTTTTTGATTGCATCTTTGTGATTGCTGTTAAACATGAAATTGCCGCAAATATCCCCGCTCGTCTGATCCACTCCTTTAGCTTCAATCTCAAGGCCGTCGCCTCCTGTAATCATCGGCTTCAGTTCTTCGATGATTTCCCGGCGCGCGTCCGGGACGTAAATATCCTCCACCGCAAAGAATAGTTTGCCGACCATCCAGGCGTTGAATTGCTGCGCGAGCTTGCTCGCCTTGGGCCAATGCGTGTACCGCCGGCCGATAGCTTCCGCCACGCAGCGCGTGAACAGCGTCTTTCCGTTCCCTTCGACGCCCTGCAGCAGCGGAGCCCACTGGAACTTGAAGCCTTTATGCTGGACGCAGGCTGCCATGTACGACAGCAAAATGAGCTGGTCGGTCGGGTTCGGAAGAACCTTCGCGAGATGGGCGAGGAAGGGAGTCGGATCCCCTTCCTTCCGCGGGATATCGACGGGGAAATAGCTATTGACGAAGGTCTGTCCGTTGCGTTCGACGATGGCGGCCGATTCCAGCTCCGGCCGGAAGCAAGTCCCGTTGACCTTCGGGTAGCGGATGACCTGAGATTGCGTGAACGCCTCGAAGGCATCGCGCGAACTGCGCTCGTTCTGGCAATCCATCCTGAAGTTGTAGCTGCCGTAGTGAACGCGGAACTGATCGGGCTTGAGGATGTGACCGCCAGGTTTCAGCACGCGATGGGAGTCGGTGATGTAGACGCAGCCCTTAAATAGCTCCATCTGCGCATCAGGCGTCAAAAATCGATTCACTTCCTCAAATGCGATCCCCTCAGCCGTAGGGACGACCTGGTTGGCTTCCGGTACTGTAGATCCCACCGCCGAGCCGGCTGCCTGAAATACGTCATTCTGACGCGCTACAGCCCCTAAAATCGTGCGGGGCAGATAGTCTTCCCTCTCCCATTTGTCCCGCACGAGCCTTGAGCCCATCATCAGCCGGCGGATGCGCTCGCAGTCCTTACCCGTCCAGAAGGCGAGATGTTGCGCGAGAGCCGCGTCGGCCGCGCTGCAGTCGTAAGGACGAACGGGATCAGGATAGGCGGGGCCGAGCACCGTATCGTTCGCAAACCAGAGGTCAGCAAAGCAGGCGCGGGGGCCGAAGGCGGAGGCAGCGCTGCGCGAGCGCAGAGCAGCTTCGATCAGCTTTTGATCGTCGGTGATCCCGGACCATTCGGCGACGGGGCTGCTCGTCCACTCCTGAGAAATTGCTGTATTGCTGTCACCTGGGAAATAACATGCGACCAGCGCGGGCAGGGCGGAGGAGCAATCGGTTGCTGCGTTTCCGACTGCGGATATTCCGGTGAGAGCGACGAAGCGCCCGGTATGGTAGAACTCAAGTCCGAGAGCATCATTGCGGCAACTGTGAGGCGGTACGACTCCAGTTCCAAAATAGTGCAACCCGACGCCTGAGCGGCTGACTTCGAGGGCGCATCCGTTGAGGAGCCGCGCGAGTCCCTGAGATTCAGAGGACCATCCGGATTCAGTAAGTGCGTTATCGGCATCGAGAAACCAAAAGGGATCCTGTTCGGTAAAAGTGAAGCCTACGCCATAAGGCTCGCCCCACTGCGCGGCGATAGAGATAGCCCGCTCAACGGGCAGCCAATAACTGGGATCGTGAGCACTGACAACCGCGCCCGTCCTCCAATCGACGGGAAATTTGTCGGTCTTTCCGGGCCGCGACACGCTCGGTACGGCTTTGTAGATAATAAATTGAGAGTAAGCAGCAAACGCGGCGAGTGCTGCGGGTAGCTCAGTGAGCACGATTTAAACTGCTCCCATCAGTTGCTCTGCGTCTTTGATAGCTTTCTGAAACTGAGCGTCAGCGATACGTTTCTGCGCAATCTCAAAGTACTTCGCGTCCTGCTCAATTCCGATGAAGTTGCGATCCGTATTGACGCAGGCGACCCCGGTTGTTCCGCTCCCCATACAGTTGTCAAGCACCGTGTCACCGGGGTTGGTGTATGTCTTGATGAGGTACTCCATGAGCGCAACGGGCTTCTGTGTGGGGTGCAGCCCCCGCTCAAAGCCCGCCCGGATAATGGTTGTGGGGTGCTTGGCCGTGTATGTCTTCGTCTGTGGCGCGGCGGAGCCAAAAAGGTTCTGCCCGATGCCTCCGCCGCTATTCAGGGACTTACGCTTCCTGGTGTATGGCTCACACGGCACCATTTGTGGGTTGTATAAAATCCGCCCGGCCCCGAAGACCGCAACGGACTCATGCCCCCGCATTGGTTGCACGTTGCAAATCTGTGGACTAAAGCCCCGTCCTTTGTCCCACACCCAGTCATATTTAAAATCCTTGTAGTTGCTGGACACCAACGCGGACGTGAAAGGCTGAGCACACGTCAAACAAATGGCCCGGTTGGGCCGGGTCACCCGCTTGTATGCTTCCCAAAGAGGCGCAAGTTGAATTACTGAGTCCCACTTGCAAGACGTCACACCATACGGCAAGTCACAGAGCACCATATCGACCGAAGCGTCTTCGATGGCGTGCATCAGCCAAAGACAATCCCCCCGATAGAGCCTGATGTTGGTGAACACGGTCAAACTGCTCCTATCCGCTCGCGAGCAATCTTCAGGTAATCGGATGAGATTTCAATTCCGATGAATTTTCTTCCGAGTTGGGCGGCCATTTTGCCGGTTGTCCCGGACCCTAAAAACGGGTCCAACACAGTGTCACCGGGATTACTCCAACTGAGAATGTGATCACGAGCAAGGGGGAGAGGAAAAGGCGCGGGGTGTCCTATATTCCGGTTCATCTCAGCCGACATCTCCCATACGTTGAAACGTTGCCCGTACTCCGCAATCGGCTTACCCTCATTAGACATCCGTTTAACAGTGCCTTCTGGAAGCCGGATAGTTCCTCCTTTTACTCGACCGAAGGACTTGTTGACTCGATCTTTGATGGGGTTGAATACACGCGGAATATCCTTGGAGAATACAAACATATATTCAAAGACAGGAGCGTACCTTGTTTGTAATGCTCCAACCGCGCTAAACGCTCCTTTGTTCCATATCATCGTGTCATGTAAGTTAAAGCCGCATTCCTTGAAATACAATGCTTGCCGGAAGCTACTTCCCGTCTCCGATCCGTCAATCGTGGCATCAGCAACTACCCAAACAACAACTCCGCCGGGTTTTGTTACGCGATAGAGTTCTCGCGCGAGTGCTTCAAAATCCCAGGTAAATCCGTTGTAAGTCCGGAGATTATCGTAAGGGGGCGAAGTAACAGTCAGATCGATACTAGCGTCCATTAAAGCCAGACGCATGATGGTTACATTGTCACCTTCGAACAGTATCGGCGTGAGCACGGTAACTAGCCTTTGAGTTGCGGAAGAGCCTGTAAGAGTGAAGAGCGTAATTCTTCGACTGAGCCGAAATAATAGCTGACCAGGCTCTCAGCGCAGCCCGCGCGCTCGGCGACAGTTTTGCGCGTAATCGTCCAGAATCCGCCCGGCTCCCGAGCAACGGCGACGGCTGCGCACCAGATTTTGTTACGCATCTTGGGGTTCAGTTTGGGCATTTACAAACGCTCCGGAAAACCGTATTCCTCAGATTTCTTGTTGAACACGTCGCGCAGAATTTTTTCAGGATTCTTAATTCCCACGCGCGCCATTACCAGAACTCCATAGAGGATTGTATCCGCAACCTCAATTGCAACGTTCGCGCGCGCATCTTCGAGCGTTAATTGGGATTGAGCTTCAGCCTTGATGTTTTTCATGTTAGTTTCGATACGCTTGAGTTTCTTCGCGAAGTTAGCCGCCTCGCCCGCTTCGCCCGCCATCGCTCCGGCCCATTCGAGAGCTGACCATTCCTCGATACCGCCCGGATGCCATTTCTCAGCGCGCGAAACGCTCATATCGAAAATCTTATTGATCGTCAGATCGTAAGTTGGATAGCTCATAAAGTCCCCTCTCCGTTACAGAAAGCAGCGTCCCCGCCGTCTTCGATTATAGTTTCAATCCAGCGTAGCTGCGCTCGTTCGTGATCGTCCCCGCTGAACTTCCAGTCAGGTCGCTTGCATTCGCGGCTGACAAACTGCGCGATCTTGATGCCGACGTGCGCCGGCGTAATGATGATCGGCCGCCATCCGATCAGATCCCCGCTTTTGATCGTCCTGTTCAGTTGCTGCGAGTCGTTCGCGAGTCCGAAGCGTACAGGAATCCCGCGAGCGTCGGGGATCGCGCCTACATTATTCCGCCAGAGCTTGACGCCTTTGCGAGAGGCTTCGAGTCTCACGAGCGACTGAACGTAGGCTTCAGTGAGCAAGGGTTACTTTCTTCCTTCCACGCCCGCGAAAGGGTCAATCTCGTTGTAATAGGCTTTTGGCAATCTCGCAGGCTTTCCGAAAATGCTGATGGTACTGAAGAGGTTGGCCCGGGATATAAAGCCGCCAACAGTTGAACTTAAAATCCCGCGTGATGAAAGGTTTAACTGACGGAAGTGGCACGGGTAAGCCTCCTGTACCGCGCTTTGTGATTCACGAACGGGGGCCGCGGGTTCGTCGGGGGCCCGCAGCGCTTCGAGTCCGTCTCCGATGGCTCCCATTGATGCAGAAAGGGGCCGCGGCTGCGGACCTTCTCGGTTCCGTCGATGTTACTCCAGAAGGCCGCCCATCGCTGTGCGCGCGTCGGGCCGCTGAGAGCTTCGAGTAATTGTCTGACCGTCTGCTGCTTCATCAGAATTGCGGCCTTTCTTCTGGCTTGCAGAGCTGGAAGTTAAGCGGAGTGAACGGGCCGCCGAAGAGGATTTCGGTTACAACCAGGTCCGCGCCTTTGATGATTTTCATCCAGTCCTCTTCGCTGAACCGGAAACGAACGCTCGCGCCGAACCCGTCTTTGAATTCAGGGTTACCGTCCTTGCCGACAACCTGAAGAGTAATGGGCATGATGATAAATCCCGTCTTTTCCTCTTTACCTTCGACAGCAACGATGCGTTCGAAATGCTGCTCGGCTTCACTGAATACAGGCGACACGCTATCCATTTATTTCTCTCCGTTCGATTCGAAGTATAAGGCGGCGTTGACACTTCCGTCAATTCCAAACTTATTTAGCTCCGCCATTACTTTACCCGCAAGCTCTTCGGCTTCACGCGCGCCCAATGTTTGCGCGTTCGCAACGTCAATTCCAAATCGAAACCAGAACCGTCTGTAACTCTCGGACTCATTGTATCCGCGGGCAGTTTCAACGCCTGCCCACCACGCGATAGCATTGCGCAAACTGAACTGTGACTGTTGCCGCGCGAGATGATGATTGCGAGCTGCGGCCTGCGCCGGTAAGCTCAGACCGTTCGGTGCGTAAAAGTCTCCGTCGATACGCGCAATTTCTCCGCGGAGCGCAGCCAGCGTGAGCGGATCCAGTTCGAGCAAGTCGCCATCCACAAACTCAGGAGCATCGCAGCGCTGCGGAACGGGATATTTCTCACAGTACGGGCAGCAGCGTTTGATGCGCTCATAGACCTGCAGGCATTCGGTACAGACGCGCACGGGGATCGCGTCGTTATCCTTGCCCCGTCGCCGCTCGCGCCGCTCCAGGCTCCAGACCTGATGTTTGTCGGGCGGCCCGTCATGCCGGATGATGTTCCCGACGTGATCCAAAATAATTCCGACCGGCTTCTCGCTCCCCGCGATGTGCCGCTTGCGCTCCTCATCGCTGAAGGAATCCCAGATTTTACTGAGCTGGTCTGAAATCATCAGGCGCAGCGTGCGGCCGAATTGTTGCGTGTAGAGAGCAAAGGATTGGGTAGGCCGCGCGAAGCTGACGCATTCAATCGCCGGAAGGTCGAACCCTTCGCCGAACAAATCGACGTTGACGAGCTGGAGGATTTCGCGCCGGCGGAAGCGTCGGAGAATATCGGCGCGCATGGTGTCGGGAGTTTTGGCGCTAACGACTTCGCCCGGCACCCCCTGAGCCCGGAAGGCTGCGGCCGTATCGCTGGCTGACTCGACATCGACTTCGAACGTCACGCCGAGCTTACCGCGCGCGTATTTCAGATAATGCGCGACCACATCGCCGGTCAGAGTCGCCGAGCTGTGCCGCGCCTTGCGGAGCTGGTCCTGATTGATATCGCCGGTCGTTGCGCTCACTTCAAGCGCGTTGACGTTGAAGTCTCGCGGGATCGGGGGACAGATGAGCCGGTAATCGGTCAGGTACCCCATGTTGATAATCTCCCTCATGGTGGGAGCAAGGACCATGCAATCAGTGAGGCCGTCAGCGTGACGACCAAGACCGCGACCGTCCGCACGTCGCGGCGTTGCAGTGGGGAACAGACCGCGAGCGTTAGGAAACATGCCAGCAGCACGACCCCATTTGTTATCTCGTAAGACATGATGCCCCTCATCCTGTACGACTAGTCTCACCTGTTGAAACCAGGGTTCCGCGGTCATCTTGACGACCGTATCGACGCCCCCGACTCCCGTCTTCGCAGTGGGATCGACGAAGCTGTATCCGAGTTCGGCGACGTGCAGAGCCGTAATGAGCCGGATCAGCGTTTTGTTATGCCCCACAATGCGATGACGAACGCCGTTCCGCGCGAGTGCGATGGATATCTGGCTGACGAGTTCCTGACGATGAGCGATAGCAATCGAAGCGCCCGGCTCGTCGAACATCATCTTCGAAATGACAACGGTCTTCCCGCTTCCAGTGGCCGATACAGGCATGACGTTCAGTGCGCCCGCGTGCCAGGCTGCGTATATATCAGCTTCGAGTTTTCTCTGAAAAGATCGTAAAGGGACGGGCATAACTCATTCATTCTACAGGAGTTAAAAAAAAATTCGCAAAGTTCAGTCTTATTATTGACAGTTCCGTCAAGATAAGTTATTGTTGCTCTCGTGTCAAATAACCAAAACGAGCCAGGCCCCCATCGAACCTCCCATAATTGACGCGTTCGTCAATAACAGAAAGGAAACTACTATGACTATATTTCAGATCAGCTCCATCGTTAAGAAGGAACTCAGTCAGAAAAATCTGTCTGCTGACGAACTTCTGCGCAAAGCTCTCGATTTGAAAACCGAGGGCTTTACCTCAGGCGGTAAGCATTTTTCTGAGGGAACAGTTTTCCTCGCGTGGTACAAAAACAAGGCACTCGCGGCTCTGGTGAAGAACGGGGCCATCGAAGTTGAGGGCAAGTTTTATTCCAGTCTTTCAGCCGCCGCCGCGCATTACACGGGCCGCCCGACGACTAACGGGTGGGATTTCTGGTACTTCCGAGAGCCCGGTAAGTCCGAATTCATCCAGGCAAAGAAAGCCGCTTAAACGAACCGGCCAATCGGACCTCTTCCAACCCCCGGACCTTCCGGGGGTTTTCTTATGACCTTGCGATCCATGTAGAGTTTACAGAGGCATTCGCAGGAACCCCCGTCACAAAGCAGACAATTTCCAGCCCAACATCCCTCGCAGAGATGGGCGGGCGCTTCGGTACCCATATCCGACCGGCGATAGGCCACCATCATTCGTACAACTCTCTCGCAGAGATGGGCGGGCGCTTTGGTACCCATATCCCTGCGAGGCCGGGAAGGCCGGGAAGACCGGGACGGACGGGAAGGCTTACTGTCCGGGACGTTCTTCATCATCCTAGAATCTCCATCACGATCAGAACGATCAGAATCACTGAGATTTGGATACCGATAGCGTTGATCATCCCTTTGATTGCTCCCATAATAATCTCCCTCCTCAAAATTATTATTGACAGTTCCGTCAAGATAATTTATTGTTGCTCTAGTGTCAATCACAAAAGGAGCTTCCGTGATTCGAATTACAGTGGATATCGAGAACCCTTCTTCCGCCGAGCTGGAAAACTTTGCAGCCTACCTTCTGCAGCAGGCCAGTAACTTCCCGCTCGATTTGAACGCCAAGATCGAGGAAGTTCTACGATCTGAGACTGCCGACCCCATCGCAGTTTTCGGCAAACCGAGTCTCATCGTATCGGAGCAGGGTCCGAGCGTAACCGTCCCCGCGCCGCCGACCGCCGCTGTCGCTGGTCCTTCCGCTATTCTATCCGGCGGAGCGACTGTCGATAAAACGGGGCTCCCCTGGGACGAACGTATTCACGCATCCAGCAAAGCGATGAACGCTGACGGAACTTGGCGTTCCAAGCGTGGCGTCGATCCCATGACAGCGACTCAGGTGGAGATGCAGTTGCGTCAGGTAATGGCCGCCCCTCCGCCGTCTCCAAGCTCCGTACCGGATCCTCCGCCGCCCCCTCCTCCCTCCATCCCCGTACCCGCAACGGCTGAAGCGCAGAACGCTTTCGTTTCGCTCGTCGGGCGAGCGAGCGCCGCTATCAGTGCCGGTAAGCTGACGCAGGATCAATTACAGAAGGTTGTCGATTCGGTCGGCATCCCGTCGCTGCCCATGCTTGCGATCCGAATGGATTTGGTTCCTCAGGTCGCTCAACTGATCGACGGGATTATTGCCGGTCAGAGCGTCTAACCCGATGACTGACCATTCTTTTATCCCGCCGTCTGGCGCGCACTCGTGGTCGAAGTGCGCTGCCTGGCCCAAAATGAACGAGCGGTTCCCTCAGCCGGAAGGCGCGGAAGCCGTTGAGGGTACCGCCGCTCATTGGGTTGCATGGGAGATACTTCGAGCAGCCGAGATTACGCTAAAAGGCGTAACGCCGAATGGTCAAACGGTAACGGAAGAGATGCTGGAAGGCGGCGAGTTACTGTGCGATATCATCAAGGCTCGCATCACCGATCAACTGTTTCATGAGCTGCACATCGAAGAGCAAATCAAAATACCGCTCATCGCGCAGAGCTGCTTCGGGACGCCGGATGTTTGGGCCGTCAACTTCGACCATAACCATCTGGAAGTGATCGATTACAAATTCGGTCACCGTTTCGTCGATGAGTTCTGGAACCCGCAAGGGCTCTGTTACATCACGGGAATTCTCGAACATCTTTGCGAGCACTGGAAGGTTGCCTGGGGCGAACTCATTAACCGGATGACGATCAGTTTTACCGTCGTTCAGCCTCGCTGTTTCTACCGCGGTCAGCCGGTCCGAACGCATACGTTCAAGGCGAGCGATGCGGTCATTCGCATCATGGAACTGCAGGCGAAAGCGACTCTCGCTCTCGTTCACGATCCGACAGCTGCAACGAACGAGTATTGCGGGGATTGTCCGGGCCGTCATGCTTGCCCCGCGCTGCAGCTTGCCGCCTATACCGCAGCGGAACGTTCGAACTCGCGCATTCCGGTCGAGCTGGATCCCGCTGCGGCCGGCCTCGAATTGCGAATGCTCGAACGCGCGCTGCGGCTCCTTGAGGCTCGCGTCGAAGGGTTGCGGGAAGTTACAATCAGCAACATACGCGCGGGGAAGCAGGTTCCTTATTTTCGCGTCGAACAGGGTTACGGTCGGCTCACCTGGAATCTCCCCGAGAATCAAATCGTCGCCATAGGTCAGATGTTCGGAAAAGATCTGTCCAAACCGGGCGTCATTACTCCCACTCAGGCAAAGAAGATCGGAGTATCTGAGGATGTAATCAAAGCTTACAGCTTCACTCCGCAAACCTCTCTGAAACTTATTCCCGAAAACCCCGCCGACGCCGCGCGCGTTTTCAGTCAGATTTTGCATCAGTAACCCGCCGACGCCGCTAAAGTGTTCGGCATAAAGGAAGGAACATCTTGACGCAAAGCAAAGTGAACATCACCAGTCCGGTCGGTCGCATGGTTATGGGAAATCTGTACGATCCCAACACCAAAGACTTCGACGGGAAGCCGCTCACGATCAAAACCGGAGCCAACGCCGGCCAACCCCGAGTCAGCTATTTCGTCGGGCTCGCGATCCCCAAGGGGGCAGAACAGCACTGGTCGCAGACGGAGTGGGGCGCGAAGATTTGGGCAGTCGGGCATACCGCGTTTCCGCAAGCAGCGCAGCGGCCGGACTTCGCCTGGAAGATTGAAGACGGCGACAGCCAGATTCCGAACAAGCGGAACCGGAAGCCCTGCGATAACGAGGGATGGGCGCGCCACTGGATCTTGAAACTCTCGGGCGGATTCGCGCCGAAGGTCTATCGTCAGGAAGGCTCGGGGTATGTGCAGGTTCTTGACAAGGATTACGTCAAGCCCGGCTATTACGTCGAAGTCGCCTTCAACGTGGACAGCAACGGGCAGCAGAACAATCCCGGCGTGTACCTGAATCACAGCATGGTCTGCTTCCGCGCGTTCGGTCCTGAAATCGTCTTTGGGCCCAACGTCGAAGAGGCCGGCTTCGGGAAAGCTCCGTTGCCCGCGGGCGCGAGTATGACGCCGCCTCCTTCCGGGCTCCCAATGCCCGCGGCGGCTCCAGCTCTCCCTCCGTTTGCCGGGCCGCCCGCGCCTTTGGCTCCCCCGGCTCCGATTCTGGTCGTACCGCAGCCGGGCTTCGTTCAGATGCCCCCGCCGCCGCCCTTGGTACCTGGAGTTTCTGTCGCTATGCCAACCGCTGGTGTTATTCCGGCTCCTCCTGCTCCTGCGTCCCCTTCTAGCGGCCCGACCTACCAGATGACGGGCAAAGCGGGCGGAGCGAGCCGTGAGGCGTGCCTGGCGGGCGGCTGGACGGATGCGCAGCTCATCGCTCAGGGGATGATGACCCTTGGGTAGTCCCTAACGGCTCAGGGCGCGCCGGAAGCGCCCTTCGAAATCTGCCTTAGGAAAGGGGCTTAGAATGGCCGTACAGTTCAAAGCAGAGCATGAGAGGACCAGCGAGTATCGGTTTTTTCCCAAAGATTTGACGATCCGGGCGGAACTCAACGGCCGCCATGACAAACCGGACGTTGAAGAACTGATCAAAGATATCTTGGAGCATGGGCAGCATACCCCCGTTCCCATCCGCAACGAAGGCGGCGAGGCCGTTCTGGTTGCGGGATTCTCCCGTTGGCGCGCCATCAGCGAGATTAACAAGCGAAAGCTGACAGAAAAACCGCTGCAGCTCCGTTGCACTTATGTTCGCTGCGACGAGCGCGAAGCGTTCCTGATGAACATCTCGGAGAACCGCTTCCGCAACGATGTGACGGCCATTGATGACGCTCACAACATGCAACGGCTCCTGAACGTTTACCAGATGACGGAGGAGGAGATTGCGAAGCAGTATTTCCCGACCGCGAAGACGACCCCGGAGATCGCGAAGGCTCTCAAATGGGTTAAGGATCGCATCGCGCTCATCGGCCTGACGCCGGAAGCAGTGAAAGCTGTTCGCGACGGAAGAGTAAAGGAAACCGCAGCCGTCGCCATCTCCAAACTAACTGCGGCGCAACAAAAAGAAGCAGTCAAAGGGGACGGGCCGGTTAAAGGTAAGGACGTGGCCGCCGTTAAAGGTCCGAAGCCCGCGAAGGTCACTCCAATGGATCCGGAGTTGCGCCGTCGCATCACTGCAGTTTGTGACTCAGCGGAGTGGGATAACTACAACGAAGCCGAGAGCACTCACATCGAAGTTAACGCCGTCTTACTTGCCGCGCTGAGGAATTACACAGAAGAGGCAAAGTGATCCCTCCGCCGCCTCCGCCGCCCCAAGGGAAGTCGGTAGCTTTCTACGATACTGAGTGTTTCCAGAATTACTGGTTGCTGAAGATTGGACCTCCCGGCTCAGTCTTCAGCTTTTCGTTGCGCTCCGGTCAGAGCTTCGACCCTGCGAGCCACGAACGCATCCTCTATCTCTTCAGTTTATTTACCGTCGTGAGTTTCAACGGGAACTATTACGACGTGCCGATGATATCCGCGGCTCTGAGCGGCTTTACCTGCGAACAACTCAAATGGTTGAGCGACGAGATAATCGTTGTCGGCCGCAAGCCCTGGGAGTTAGGGGACGCCTGTACCTGGCGGCCGCCTGACCATATCGACGTGATGGAAGTGCTCCCCGGAACTGGATCGCAGAAGCAGTACGCCGGGCGCATCCACTGCAGGTTGATGCGCGACTGTCCTTACGAGCCGGGAACCTGGCTCACAGAAGAGCAGATAACTCAGGTTGATCTGTATTGCGAAAACGACCTTTCGGTACTCGCCGACCTGTACGGCGGGCTCGAACCGCAACGCGTCATGCGCGACCATCTCAGTAAGCGTTACGGAATCGATCTTCGCAGCAAGTCTGACGCGCAGCTCGCAGAGGCCGTCATCAAGCGCCGCTGCGAAGACGCCGTTGGCTCTCGCATCTATAAACCGGAAATCGATTGGAACATCCGATTCCGCTACGAGCCCCCTCACTGGATGGGATTTTGTGATGAGCGCCTGATAGCTGCGTTCGAAGCTATCAGGCAAGCCGTCTTCCAGCTCGGGCCGTCCGGAGCCGTCGTCATGCCCGAGCAGTTAGAAGGTCTGGAAATTACTCTGGGTAAGACAACTTACCGTCTCGGCATCGGAGGCTTACATTCGAAGGATGAACGCTCGGTTCATAAGAGTACTGAGACGCACATCATCCGCGATTGCGACGTAGCGAGCTACTATCCGAATCTGATCCTGAACTCGGGAAAATATCCGCCGGCGCTCGGATCGGTTTTTGCCGAAGTATATCGCGCGCTCAAGGATGAGCGGTTGGACGCGAAGGCTCGTCAAAAGAAATTGGATAAATCGGATCCCGAATACCTTCTGACTCAATGCGAGAATGAGGGCGGCAAGATCATGATTAACGGGACGTTCGGGAAACTCGGCAACCTCTATTCGATCCTCTTCGCTCCGGAGATGCTGATTCAAACTACAGTGACCGGCCAGCTCGCGCTGCTGATGCTCATCGAGTGGCACGAAATGCAGGGGATCGAAGTTATCTCCGCTAACACGGACGGAATCATTCTCAACTGTCCCCGCAACAAAGTCGAAGTGAGCGACAGCATCATCAGGTATTGGGAAAAGACGACCGGGCTTGAAATGGAGATAGGGCTATATCGGGCGATCTACTCGCGCGACGTGAACAACTACTTCGCCGTAAAGACGAATGGGGAAGTGAAGCGCAAGGGGGAATATTCAGTCGCCGGGCTCATTGAAAAGAAGAACCCCGACGTGGAGATTTGCGGCGATGCTGTCGCCGAATTTCTCTCTAAAGGAACACCGATTATTTACTCGATTGCCAGTTGCCTGGATATCCGGAAGTTTGTCAAGGTGCGCGCGGTCGCCGGCGGAGGCGTCAAGCTGTGGGGAGAAGGTCCGAAAGCGGAGCTGGTGCGCGATATGACGGCCACTCTTGAGGCGAACGGATGGACGAAGAGCGGCCGTAAGTGGGCACGCGCGGGCGAACTGACTGATGCAACAACAGCTTACAAGAGTTGTTTCACGCCGCAGCGCCCTGAGTATCTGGGAAAGGTCATTCGCTGGTACTACGGTACCCGCTCGCCGGGTTCCATTGTTTACAACACGAACGGAAATACCGTATCTCTCTCCTATGGTGCGCAGCCTTGCATGACTCTCCCCGAGGAGTTTCCGGCTGACGTTGATTACGGATGGTATCTCGAAAACTGCGAAAAGATGCTTCGCGACGTGGGATACTATGAGTCGTTATGAAAAAAAAGGGAATTATATACTTCACTTCCCCAGTGGAATCAAAGACTTAGGAGACTAAAATGATTGAATTTGAAGTCGTTTATGCCGATCCGCCGTGGCGTTATGATTTCAGTAAGTCGGACAGTCGAGAAATCGAGAATCAGTACCCTACGATGACTGTTGACGAAATTTGTGCTCTAAAAATCCCATCGGCGAAGAACTCTGTTCTCTACCTTTGGGCCACCGCCCCAAAACTGCGCGAGGCGCTACAGGTTATGGCTGCGTGGGGGTTCGAGTACAAAAGTCACGGAATATGGGATAAAGAGATAATTGGCATGGGTTACTGGTTCCGTGGACAGCACGAATTACTGCTGGTGGGCACAAAGGGGAAGTTTTCTCCGCCACCACAGCCGTCGCGGATTGGTTCGGTGATTCGAGAAAGACGTAGTAAGCACTCTAAAAAACCTAATACGGTGCGTGATTTAATTGCCTCGTGGTTCCCAGATAAAAATCGAGTTGAGTTGTTTGCGCGGCAAGAAACGGTTGGATGGTCTGTGTGGGGAAACGAAGTGAAATCTGGGAAGTTAAGTATATAATTCCCAAAAAAAAAGGAGAAACGTTATGAATTTCGATTTTTGGGTTTATTGGCAATGCGAAGAGCAGGATTACTCCACTCCTATGGGGTATGCCGAGCGAACAGGGCCCCATAGTCGAAAGCGTCGCCGACGTACCGGCCGACCTTACGGTACCAGGGTTTCGGATCCAGGTAATCGGCCGTCGCTTTATCGGTGACTTTCTTCCCGTCCGCCATAACCCCGGCTCCGGAGCCCATCATACTGGCGGAGTTCGCGAGAATCGCTTTCAGGGAATCCCCTTCTAACAGTCCGTTTAGATCATCACCAGAGCGCGTAAACGCCGTCAGGAGCGGCTTTGTCGCGCCGATGGAGTCATTCAGCGTCGTCAGGTCCGTTTGAGCCTGCAGAGTGGCCGCCGTCGCTGCGTCGGCGGTAGCGTTGAGATGTTCCGAGGTTGTCCTAACGGCCGTTGCTGCGCTCTGAATGAGCGGCTGAGTCTGAGCAACCTGCGTCTGGATGGTCTGAACGGCTGTGCCGGTATTCTGAGCGACTTGCTCGGCGGCCGGAATGAGTCCGCACGTCTCAGGCTTGCCCGGTTTACAGGGCTTCAGGAGCGCGATAGTCACATCGCGGGACTCAGCAAATACGTCAGCGAGCCCAAGGCGCGTTGAGGCAGCAGCAGTCCTGATATCCGCGCGGTTCTCCCGCACGGTTGCCCCGACCTGATACGCTGACCAGCCTGCAACGCAAAGGGCTCCTATACCAGCGAGCCCGAGCGCATTTGCGATGATTCGATTCATTCAGGCAGCGGGAGCAGTTACCGACGCGACGGCCTTCAGAACGAGCTGGTAAAGGCTGCCGACCGCGTTGATAATCAACTGCAGTTTCGCCTTTGTCGCAGGGTTCGTGATGTTGGCGGCTGATTCGAGCGATGCGATCTGAGCCTGAACGCCGGCGAGCACGCTGGCCGCAGTCGGAGACGCGCCGAAATCGTAAATCGTCGCGCTGACGACCTTCAGGTCTGAAACGACTTCGTTCAGGATGTTGTCAATTGGACCGTCCAGAGCAGCGCCGCCCGTGACGCCCAGAACGATGGGCAGGCCAATTTCGACGTAGCTCACAGTTGAATCGACGATCTGAACAAGCGTCGGTTCGTCCTTGTAGAGTACCGAGTACACCTTTGCGAACCAACCGACTACGGTTTTGACTTCCTTTTCAACATCGGCGATTGCTACTGTGAGTGAGAATGGCATTGGAGATACCTTCCTTATTTGGCCGGTTCTTCCGGCGTTGTAGGGTTTGTAGGGTTTGCTGAGGCCGACGCGCCGCTACGCTGCGCCGCAATTTCCTGATTGGCTCCGCGGATCCATGCCCACCACTCGTCGAGAGAACGGGGGAATTTTACCGGAGCGTGCCGCCAGATCGCGGCGTAAATAATCATAACACCGGAACCGCCCAGAATTTCGCTGATCGCTGATGCTGTGAGGTGCATTTTCAGTCTCCCGCGGTATGGCCGCCATGGCCGTAAATCTCGCGCGCAGTTCCGTAACCGTCTTTCCAAGCCTGGAGCTTGCCGATATTGACGGCCTGTTCGTTGACGCGAGTTGTCAGATCTTCCTGGCGTTCCTGATGCTCTGCCAGATCTTTATCGTGCTGCTGAACTTTCTGCCAGAAAACGCCGCCGAAGAAAATCCAGCCGAGCAGCGTTACGATTACCGGCCCCCATGCTGTTAGCGCGCCCATATCAGTTCGCTCCCAGATATTGAAGTTGCCCATAGACGAACGCCTGACTGCTTCCTATCAAGGGGCCGGCATTAATGCTCGCCGCGTTACCATTATTAACGAATGCCTCCAGATGGTCATTCACCGCACACTGGATTATTGCGTCAAAAGAATAACTCAGCGGTTGATCACTTATCGCCGGAAATTGATTGCAGAATTTTGCAAGCGTTCCGTTCTGGTAAACCATCGCGCCGATGTTTGCGGGAGCTGCGCCGGCTGGAATATAGATCGATCCGCTAATGCAATACTTGCCAGCCCACAACGCCTTGAATCGATCATTTCCTGAATCCCACAATCCGAAGGCGTCGAATTCAACTGAATTCCACAGCACCTTACTGTTACCGCTCGCGAGAACCTGCGTACCTGAAGCATAGACACTGGCGACGGCTCGATCAGGGATCCATCCAGCGCCGCCCGTATCAGGGTTGTTCGAATTGTTGTCGATAATCGAAAGCCAGTATCCGTTACCGCTCGCCATAAGCAGGCGCGAGCCTTTGGGGTAACCGCCGACCGCCGTCGCGAACGTTCCGTCAAACGGAAATCCCGCGCCCGCGCTCATCCACCAATCAACGGCGGTCGCTTCGTTCAGGATTCCGTTCATATCCAGGCCACTCATAACCACTCCGCCGCCAGTGAGGGGCGTCATGGTGAGTGGCGGGAAGCCGTCGTTGTAAGAGGCCGCGCCCGGCGTAATGCCGGTCTGAGAGGGAACAGGAACGGTACGTTTCCCGCCGTAACCGCCTGAAGGCGCAGCGTTGACTGCGAAGGCTTCGACGATTTTGGGAGGCGCGCCGGATAGTTGCATTACTCAACCCCTTCAGAAAATACGCCGTTTCCCATCGTCGTAACCCAGGGTTGCCCCATCTCAGCGAACCCGATTACGGGAAAAGCTATAGTCTGTATATTAGACTTTACGCCCGCTCCCCGCAAGAAAATCCCCGAATTCTGGATGATGAGAAGCTGAACCGGCGTCAGGGCGAACTCGAAATTCAGCACCATCGTCATGTTGCCCGTGTCCTGGACATAGGCGCGCGATCCGGCCCCGAGCCAGTTCAGCAAAAGCTGGTTGATGGATGGCGAGGATGCGTAGGAGATATTGCTGAGAGCTTTGAGCAGAATCAGAGAACGGTAATCGTCGTCGTCCAGGTAGTAAACAGGGTCGGTCAGAACCTCGCGCGAGATGTTGACGATCCGGCCCCAAATGTCTAAGCCGAAACCCTGAGCAGTCTCGACGTTGAAGACGAAATCGTAAAAATTGTCGATATCGGAACAGGGGTCGATATAAGCGTTCATGTTGTTGATGAGCGCGCTTATCGTGGCCGAATTGCCGTACTGGCTGATGATGGTTTGTTCGACGTTCTGCATCGTCTACACCAGCGCCACTGAGATGTTGCTTGCATCAATGGTCGGCGTCTGATCGATTCCCACGGCAACCTCATTCAGATTTGCGACGGAGGTTCCAACCTGAATGCTCAGGAGAACGACGTTATTTCCGATGGCGGCGACGGCTGCGTAAAACTGAGCTGCAATGACAGTCGAACCAATGCGAGCACGAGCGTTCCCGTTGACGCCATTGAACTGAGCAATAATGGCGTTCTGAACGAGAGTGGCGATATTAGATGGCAGACTCGGCGTGTTGGCAATCTGAACAGCGAAGAGAATCGGCAGCGCGCCGGGCCGGAGAAAACTGACCTGATAGGCGGGTTGCGGGTAACTATAACCGCTGGTGTCCTGAACGGTTTCCGTGACTACCGTTCCGTCGCCGGGAACCGGGCTCCCTCCAGCCGGATAGGCCGCGTAGTTACATCCTGTATCTTTCTTTCCCCAAATGGCCTGAGCGATATCCTGACTGTCGCCGCCGACAACTGCCACAAAAACGGAGTGGGGCGCGAGCGGATAATTGGTCGCTCCATAATTGACCGTGAGGCCGCTCGGGTTGTCGATGACAAAGCAGTCCAGAACGTTGCCCTGCTGGAAGACCACCGCATAGATCGAAGGGCAGGTTCCGCGGCCATTCAAAGCGACTGAATTTTGAATGCGAAAGTAGAAGTCCTGTTGGCTCTCAACGTTGGAGCCGAGCACGCCGGCGACCGGATTCGTGATGGTATCCCATCCGTTGATGGCCTGGTAAACCTGCGTCAGCGTATTGCTCGGGCAGGGAATTGGGCCGGTTGCGTTGTTCTGCCAGGTCGAACTGACCGATCCACCCGAGCCTATCGTTACCGTGCTAAGCAGAGTGTAGGTGTTCCCGCTGGTGTCCTGAGCGAAAGTTCCGGCAGGAACAACCGTCCCAGAGAGGCCGCCCAGAGTGCAGGTAACGACCGTTGCGGTCGCAGGCTTGCGTGTAAGGAAGTACATGCGAGCCAGGCCATCCTGGAAGCGCCCTGAGGCATACTGAGGGTCGAATTGATTGACGATGTACGCAATCTCGCTGTTCTTCTCGGCGACAATGGCGGTGGTGCTCGTAGCGATTTGACCCTGAGGCGTATTGAGAGCCGGATTCAGGCCGCCGCCGAAAGCGGAATCCATATCCGTTTGCACGCCCGCGAGGATCGCTGCCTCTGTTGGAAGGACGACGCCGGCGGATTCGAACTGGATAGGTGGAACGCTGGTCGCCATTAGAAATTCACCACGGTTGTAACGTTGTTCACATCAACGAAGGAAACTTGCCCGGTTACAGCGCGGTCATTGAACGACAAAATAACCGTCTGTGCACTGATGACGCCGGGCACGGTCAGGGCTTGCAGGTTCAGCAGTTCGATGAGCAGAGAGGCAGAGGGCAGCTTACCGAAAACCTGAGTCCAGTAAGGAATGCCCTGGGTTTGGTCGTACCAGACTTCGCCCAGAAAAGTTCGAATCGCGCTCGCAACGTCCTGAGCGAGAGAGTAAGGCTGAGCGGCGAGCGCGATATTTCCGTTCGCATCCAGGACCAAATCCCAGGCCGTCTGATCCAAAAGAAACGTGTTGTACGTTACCGCTGCGCTCATAGTGGCGGGCTCGTCGGAGTCCCGACAGCTTCGGAGGTATGAACGTGAGTATGCAGGCTGGTGCCTTGCGCCGTCGCGTCCTCTGTAACCGTCAGACTTCCATCGATTGTAACATTCCCCTCCAGCGTAATTGCGGGCGCGATGACCTGAACGGCGGTCGGAGAATGGACGACGACGCCGGCCGCAGAGAACTGGATGTACTGCGAGGGAACGCCGTTCAGGAGTCCCCCGAGATACAGCGCGTCCGAAAAGTCATACTGGCGCGCGCTTCCCGGATTGGCTTGGGCCGCCGTCGCTTTGACCTTCGAGATATCTCGGCTCGCGAACACCGCAATACCGATATCACCGACCTGAGGATCGATGATGACCGCATTCGCGCCGCCCTGAACTCGAAGGTAAGGGACGTTGTAAACGGTCGTGTGAGGAACGGAGTTCCCCGCCGAATCAACCTGATTCACGAGCGGGAGAACGTTCACTGTTCCGACCGGCGATACGCCGCCATCGTTCGTACAGCTCTGCACCTGAACGAGAGTCGCCGTCTGCATCTTCGCAAGCGCCTGCTGGATCGCAAAGCGAATTTGGTTGTACTGTCCCCACGTTGACCAGGGAGTCAGGAACCCCGAATTAAGAGACGACGGCGAGCCCACTTTGATTTCCTCGAATTCGCATGAACCAGGCTCCGTTTAGTTTCTGACTTTCGAGCTGGAGAGCTACGCTCGTCACGATCCAAACGCCGGTTTTGTTGAATGAGTTGATAGCTGGATTATCGCTCACTAGCTGGATACTTCCGCCGAAAATTACGGCCGGATTATAAAGACACTTGAAGTTCACTCCCACGCCGTCAAAGGTCGGATACCCGACAAGGCCGGTTTGCGCCGACAAGAGCGGTATCGGCTGGTTGCGCCCGGTTCCCGCGGGAGTGATGGCGAGCACTCCGTTATCGATGAACATCCAGATACCAGCCGCCTGAGCCAGAGCCTTCGCCTGCTCCAGCGCCGTGTTGGGAAGGTACTGATTACTGAGCTTGACGTTGACGCCGTTGTTCTCGAACGTCAGCCCCATTTGTTTGGCGAGTTGACTCATCGCAGTCGCAACATCAACCGGACCGTTATAGCTGATCGGAGACGATGGAGTTATCTGCGCGAAGTAAGCGGCCTGAGCCTGAATCATCAGGAACACATCCGGCATTGCGTCGTAATTCGCCCACGCGTTGATGATGTTCCCGGTAAATACAAGCGTCTGCGCGTTGCCATCGATGGCGAAAATCTGGACCGTGTTCTGAATGATCGCCTTGGGATGCCACTGCAGGGTCGTGACGGAACTCATATCGCTTTGCGACATTCCGTAAATCTGCGCCTTGAGCGTACCCATCATCATCCCGCCCGCCTTGTCGATGTTGACGCTGGCGCGGTAGCCCTGAAGGGTAATGGTGTTGTTCGAGCTGGATCCGAACGTACCCGTACCAAGGGTAATGATGAACTTCAGGTCCTTTTTGTTGGTGAAGGAAGTCATGGATTCACTGTGGCCGTTGCTACGATTGAAGTGCAGGTAACTCCAGTAGCCCCAATTTCTTCATAAGTAACTATATCGTGTAAGTGCAGTAGTAGGTGCCACTGAGCGTCCCGCTGGTGGGCACGTTCACGGTGAAACCGATCAGGGACGCGCCGGTGACGAACGGAGCGCCGGTTGTCGCTGTACTGCTTGTTGGCGTCACGGTGCACTGGGTTGGCGTGGTGTTCAGATAGACAGGAAAATACACCGTCGCCGTCGTTGAGGAAGTAATTGTCCACGTGCCAGCCCTTGCATCGCTGGACCCTTTGTCTCCGTTGATTCCGATGAAGGTGTTGCCCTGCCCAAGGCGGAGCGTTTCGAGCGTCCCGAGCGCGATACCTCGGGCGTTGAGGGTTGATCCGTTCAAGGCGAGATTGGTAATCGTTCCGAGCGAGCTAACTCCATAGGCGGCGGTGATGTTGGAGTTGTAGATCGTGCCGCCATAGGTCGCCCCGGTGTGGAAGCTGAACAACCCCAAAGGGGCACCGCTCTGATCGTCCAAAGTTACGTTATTTAAAATCGCTGCGGCAGTTCCACCGAGAAGGAAGCCGCCCGGATCAGAGCTAAAGGCTCCAGTGCAATTCATCCCATTTATACCGTCCCCAAGGTTAAAAACGGCAACTCCTGTCGCGGAAGACTGATTCTCCGTGTTCAGCCCCTGGCAGAAGATCGTGTTTCCCGCTCCGTAGGTCGCGGTGATCGCAATGATGCTTCCGCCAGTCCCGCCGCCCACGAGCACATCGTACCTATCGTGCAGGTAGTACGCTCGCGACCCTGTAAGCTGTACGGCTGGCGCATAATCGCCGTAAGCAATGTTGTTATCCAGAGTTACATTAGTCGTATTGCCGTAACCGAGCGCCGGAAGATTGTAAAACTTAGAACGCACTGAAGTAGCAAGGCCGGTGGAACCGCCCACCAGAATACCTGTGCCCGAACCCCCGCAGCCAAATTCGCCGTCCCTGACAGTGACCAGGTCGGCCGTCCTCACAAACAGGCTCGCCACTCCCGCGCCGGAGCCGGCACAGGCGGCGACTCGCTCGACTCTGGTATCCCCGCCCGCCTCACTGTCGCTGTACGAACCCTGCCCGATGATGATAGCTGCCGTGGCCTGGGAGTTCGCGAGGTTGTTGCCGTACGGCTGGATCTGCAGGTCGCTGACCTGCGCTTCGGAGCAGCCGCCGATGTCGAGAACCCCGTAGGGTCCATCCGTGAGTTCGTGGATGATCGTGGTCTGAAGCATCCCCGCGCCCGTAATGTTGATCCTCTGACCCGCATTGCTGCAGGTGCCATTGATGGACTCTTTCACCAGGTAGCCCGTACCTGCACTGAGCGCGAGCGCACGGTCGTTGGCAAGCTGCGCCTGAATCGCGGCGCTCAGTGCCGGACTGTCATCATTCGCGCCATTGTCCAGCGCGCCCCAATACTCCGGGCGGGCCAGACTTGGACTCGACCATGCAATCAGCCCCCCGGCGGAGAGATCGAAAATCTGGCCGACCGGAGCCGTGACGGTTCCCGTCAGCGTGAGGGTCGCTCCGCTGGCTGGCTGAAGAAGGATTGCAGAGCCGGTCCCAATCCAAAACTGCAAATTCGCCGCACAGGTTCCGGTAGGAATCGCAATCCATGACTTGCTCACCAGCAATGGCGCATTTGCAGTGACAGCCGCAGCGCAGGCCAGAGCGAAGCTCGAGTAAAAACTGGAGTCGATAAACTGCGTGGTGCCGACGTTGAGCTGACCGGCCAGAATGCACCCCGTCAGCGTGCAGTACGCTCCGCCAGCCCCAAATAAGGGATTGACGAACGGAGTCCGAACGTCCGTGATCGACGTAACTGCCGATATGCCCGTGACCACTGTCGCGAGGGGAATGTCACTGGCTACGAAAACGCTCGTTTTGACCGCCGGCGCGCAGCTCCCGCTCGTGTTCAGATAGACGTAGTTTGTCGTGCTCGCCGTGAGCGCCAGAGTCCCGCCCGCATAGGTAATGATGGTTCCTGAGCAATTGGCCGTACCTGGTCCAAGCGCGACGTTGAGCCCGCTGCCCGGCGTCGGCGCGTAGCCCGGAGCTACACCGTTGACGTACTTCGCGTTCACCGCGAACGTCGGAGCCGTCTGACTCTGCGGATTTTGGGCCGACGCGACTGCGGCGATCACCAGCGCCCATGCCGTTAATAGCTGTTTCATTTCATTCCCCCAAAGGTATCAAACGTAAACTAAGATCATCGCTAAGGCTCCGATATCGGAACCTACCAGATAGATATTTTGACTATCGAAAGCAGGCTCGTCAGACCAAATCGCGCCCGCCGATAACGGAACAATTTCAATCCGCGAAGGAAGACGAGTTAGACCGTAATACGGCAACGGGAAGTTTCCAACGAACGGGGCAATTGCTTTAAGTATCAGAATTGGCCCGAGGGTCAGGCTTCCTGTAGGACCATAGACGTTGATTGTAGCGCTCACGTCTGCGTCGGAGGCCGTCAGGTACACATTGGTTCCATCAAACGCAGGAGTCTGCGCCCAAATAACTCCCCCTGACGTGGGAACAATTTCGATAGCTGACGGAACGGCTCCGATATGATGCGCGACCGTAAAGTTACCAGGAGCAACTGACGTTGCGTTGATAACTCGGCTCGGAGTCTGACCTACGATGCTGTTCGGCGCGATGCTGTAAACCAGAACCGTGGCCGTAACTCCGGTGTCCGAGGCCGCAAGATTGATATTGGTAGCGTCGGCAAATCCGCTCTGTCCCCAAATGGCCCCCGGCGAAGTGGGGATGATTTCGATCATGACGGGAGTGTTGGGCAGCCCGTGAGCGATACTGAAATTCCCCGGAGCTGAGGAGGTAACAAGCAGACTGGTCGCCAACGTCATGTTGATGAGGTTCACTGACGTAATGGGTTCAAAGGCCGTCAGCGCAAGCTCCGCGGCGGTCAGATAGATCAGAACCCAACGAGTTCCAAAGCCGGTATATTGCGGATCCTCAGAACCCTGTGTATCGATGAAAAACAGGTTACCTAAGAACCCATCGTAAGCATTGCAGGAGTCGAGCGGCACTGCGTTCAGCGCGATACACGCAATGCATATATCGACGCCGTTTGAATTCAAATCCACAAACACGCCTGGCGTTTTGTAATAGATATTGATTGAGCAGTTCTGACCGCCCAGAACGCAGAAGAGCTGTTGCGAAGGAACCGGCTGGATTGGAATAAGCAGCGGCATTAGTTCCCCCCGCCCATCAGATTGGGGAAGTTATTGAAAACGCTTTTGAGAACGGACGTGCTCGGCGGTAGCGGCTGGATGATACCCTGACTAGTAGGATTGACCGCTGCCGGATTCTGCGGATCGTTGATAGGATTCGCCTGAGTGCTCGAAAAAGTCGCAGACACCTGACGAATCTCCTTAATGGAGATTTCAACAATCAGGAGGGTAACTCCGCTTTGTGACCGGCGCGTGAGGTTGTAGCGTTCGAGCGAATAGTTGACGTAAGTCACTTCGGGAGTGACGACATTGTACAGGTCCGTCGATTTGCAGGCCGCGTCGATTGCGTTGAGGAAGGAAGTTCGTTCCGTTTCGGATCCCGCGAACGCGAGAGTGACGATGGGATTCGCTGGTACTTCGACCTTGTTGTAACTGGCAAATCCTCCCTTTTCAATAGGAAAGTCACTGATGCGGGTTTCTTTCGTAAATTCAAAAGTGTTTGTTGAGAGAACAGCATCTCCCGCCGCCCCGAGTTGCGCGCCGCTCGCCGCGTCGAAGATTCCCCAATTCGTCTGAGCCTGCAGAGCGTTGACCAGAACCGGCTGCGTCGGCCCGAGGCTCATCGTAATCTCAGGCTGACCTGGACCTGAGCGGGGAAGAGCCGGCACGCCCGGATACGGCGGCACGTTCGGATATGGGATCGTCGGCATCAGTTCAATCCGTAGTTAGCCTGAGCGGCAAATTGATAGTCGAGCCCCTGACTGAAGTCGTTCGCGATACCTTGCGCATCCGTGGCCTGACTGTTGATTTCCATTTTTTGAATCGTAACGTCGATGCTCTTGTCTACGTTGGTCGTTCCCGACGTGCCTCCCGGCGCAGTAGCGGCAAATGACGAAGCTCCGGGAACACCGCTGAGGGATTTGGCGTATCCGTTGTTCGAGCCCGAGAGGAACTGTCGCACCGAAGCGATATATGCATCCGTGTTATTCTCAGAGGAAGGCGCGTATTTCTGAATTTTCTGTTCGGTCGTCAGGCCCGCATAACCGGGGGAAGACAGAAGCGCTCGAAGCGCCGCCATTCCTGTTTCATCGTCAGGGAAGATCGCGAATCGGCCGTCGCTTCCGGTTGCCCCGTGACGAATCGCAAAGTCACCGTATTCGACATCACCTGGATTGTGATTACGTTGCGGCCGATTCGGAATTTTCCCTTTATCAAAGAACCCTTCCGCGCTGGCGAATCCGCCAGCTTCGTCGCGAGCAGCATTGAACTTTTTCGTTGATGGAGCCAAACTACCAGAGAGTCCCTGAAGCGCGCCAATAGCGGGAGAAGTGATCCCCAATACTTTTTTCGCCCAATCAGGCAAACCCTGATACTTGCTGGATATTTTCTCAAAGATTTCCCAGAGCCCCACCAGCGATTTCCGAAGAACCTCGATATTTTTAGTTGCGGCGGTAATTGCAGGCTCCCACTTCCCCCAATCGATGAGCGAGTCGCCGCCTTTTTTCCAGGTCTGATAGTCCTCCCAGAGAAGGGCAATAGCCGCGGCGAGCCCGAGGATAGCGACGGACGTCAGGGTGATCGGAAGAGTCGCGAGCGCAATCGCCCCGAGGCCGACCGCCAGTACCTTCAGGAAGTCTTCGACGAAATCTTTGTGCCCCTGGATCCAGTCGCCGAAGCGAGCGAACATATCGAGGAGCTTTTCAAGCGCCGGCGCTGCGTCCATAAACAGCGAGCGCCCGAGCGCCGAGAATTGCTGTTTGACGCCGGCAATTTGCGTCTGGAGCTTCTGAGCTTGCGCCGCCTGCTCCTTCGTGACTGCCGAGTGTTCCTTCTGGCGCTGAATCTCCAGCTCCAGCTCCTTGCGTCCCTGCAGCAAGAGGTTCAGCGTTCCCTGGTCAATCCCCATCATGCGACCAAGGTTGTTCGCCGTCGTCCTATCCATTTTGCTGAAACGGTCGGACAAGTCGAGAAGGATATCCGTGACCGGCCGCGCTTTGCCATTCACATCGGCGAGCGAAATACCGAGCGCGGACATATAGGGGATCAGATTCGACTCACCCGTTATCATGAGCTGCGTCTGAGACTTTGAGAGCATATCCAGCGTGCCCTGCAAGCCCTCTGCGCTGCCCCCGAGCTTTTCGGTAGCCTGCGACCAGGCCGAGATGGTCGGAACGCTGATATTGAGATTTTTCGAGAGCCGTTCCAACTGAGCATTCGAGTCGATAAAGTCAGAGACGAACGCTTTGATAGCGGCCGCGCCGCCGATCACTGCAAGGAAACTCCCGACAACGCGCGTCAGGTTTTGGACGTTGTGAGCTGTATCTTTGCTGGTGCGGCCGATTTTACCGAAGGACTTTTCAGTCTTATCGCCCTGCTTTTCGAGCTTATCGAGAGATTTGATCGCAGCGGGGCTTTTCGCCTCCAGGTCGCCAGAGTCGAGCCCGAGCATTACGACAAGGCTATCGATGATGGTTGCGCTCACGAATCCCTCTGGTTGTAATCATTGACGCAGATGATCTCAATCATATTGTATGCGTCTTCGACCCCATAGACCGTCTGGAGTTCGTGGAAGGTAGCGATACGTCTCGAAACTAACGTCCCGATTACTTTCGTGACGTTCTGGTACCCGATTCCTGTTCGGCCGCCTCGCGTTTTTCGATGAGGGATTGCGATGCGACCTCCAAAAAACCCATGTGCAACTTCCAGAACTCGCCTCGCAACTTAAGACGAGTCGTAATTTCCTCGATATCGTCATCGATCAGTTCGCGGTGAATCTGCGGCTTTTTGGGATCCGGGATAATCTGAATCGTCGAAAACATCTCCACCAGGAGAGGCTTCAGCGTATCCCAGGAGAGCTTCCCCATGGCCTTGAATCCCATCTGAGCGAGGCCGGCCATCCCAAGCTGATGGAAGTTATCCGGAAGGTCGATACCCGCGCCCATAAGGGCAAGGAGCACGCGCAGCGCCCATTCCTCGCCTTGCGCCGATGACATCTCGGTAAGGAGAAAGAGTTTGTTCTTATCGCGGCCATCCGTGGCCGGAAATTGTGCCGTTTTCCTCATCGCCCCGCCCGCGCCAACCATCCGTTAAGATACTCGGCGTCCTCTGGTTTTGCTGCCACTATGTTGCGATACGCATCCTCGCGAGTCGCCTTGAAACTCGCTACGAGCGCATCAGGATCGCACGCATTGGCCCGCCGTACCGTTTCCCACCCCATTACGCCATCAATCTGCCCCTGAACGCCGTCCGTCTTCTGGAGCGCCTTCTGGAGCAGTTTCACAGCCGCGCCCGGACCTTCGTTTACGGAGCAATCGAAAACCCGCTTCGCCACTTCATCCGAGTCGAGTCGGTCGAACCAAACGTTCCAAAACATCCCCTCGTAAAACTCCTGCACGGCCGGGCCGCGCTGCGCCTGAGGGATTAACGCGATGCGATTGAACTGAACGGGAAAGGAATGAGAGTTGATCCCACTGATCGCGAAGGATCCCGCGGGAGCGTCTGGAACTGCCTTGTAGGAACACTGCGAATCTTCGCTGGACATAAGCCAGGCGAACGCGACTGAAAAGGACGCCATTCCTTTTTACCCTCCTGAAGCGCGTCCCGCGCGGGAGTTACCGGGAAGGCGAGCGATAACTTGAACCCCGCGCGGAAGCCTTGGTAATTAGAGCAGCGTCGGAAGCAGACTGCCCCAATTAATAACGAAATCCATCGGCTGCAACACGCGGCCGGCGTCGGCAATTGCCTTGATATCTTCGATGGTTCCCACATTGCAGGTGAACGATTCGCCCGTCGAAGGAAGGTCGATATTACCCTGGATGTACAGAACCTCGCGCGCTTGCTGCATCGCGGCGACGATGGCTTTGAAAATCTTCTTGCTCGGACTGTCGGCCTGCAGAGATACGGTCATCCGAACCGGATTGAAGACGTACCCCGAGGTTTTCCGGCCATCCACGCCGATCTGATTTTCAGTCAGCCCTTGCTGATCGGAGTTCCAGGCGCGCTCTGCCGAGTACCCCTGGAGCTGCACGGGGCTATCGAACAACCCCGGTACCGTAATGGTGAAGACGCTGTTCGCGCTCGTAATTGTCGTAAGGTCCGGCATTGTTGAAAGTCTCCCCGATTACAGGATATCGATGGATGCGAGGGTAAGCTGCTGAACCGCGCCGCCGTCCGTGTACCAGAAGTTGATAACCGGCGTCTGCCGATTCTGACGAGCCGTCGCACCGGGATCCAGAATTTGCAGATACCAACCCTGCGTCTGGAGCGGCGTCGAAATGTCCAGCCCGGCCTGCGTATTCACTTCAGCAATCTGCAGCGCCGAAAGTTGCACGCCCGAGCGGATCGCGCCGAAGTTGAGGCCGGCGGTGATAGGACCGAGGAGCGCCGCGCGCACGAGCCCGTAGCCGGCGGGATTGTAAGGAATCGATCCCGCGCTGGTGACGAGCGACATCAGCGCGACCTGAAATTGATCGTTCAGCCAAATGTCATCGATGAACGTATCGATCCAGGAGAAAGTTCCCGGCATGTTGCCGTTGTAGAAGAATACGAAGCCCTGATTGCGAGTCGCATAAGCTCCGTAGAAGCTGTACCCGTTCGCGAGTAGGTTCACGGACGTTTCAAGAGCCGAGCAAGTCGGGAGGAGCCCGGTCTGCGCGAGGAAAGCCATTGTCGCGCGGCCGTTCGTCTGCGCGAAGTTCAGCGAGGCGATTGCGCCGGCGACGAATACGGCTACATTCAGGACCAGCGCGGCAAGCGTATTGCCGACCGGAACCGCGATGGGATCGCCGCCGATGCACGCAACGCCCGCATACTGCGCGGCCAGGGCGACAACGCCGAAGGGCTCACTGGAGTTCTGAACGCTCGCCTGCACGTCGCTGTCCCACGCCAGATAAACATAAGCGTCGTTCTGCGCGTTGAACCAAACCGCGAAGGCTTCCTTGTTGCTTAGAGACGGCTCGAACAGCGGAACCATCGAAACCCAATTTTGATTGACGGCAACGGCGTTCGCCATCGCAGTCGCCGGCGTATCGACCGCCGCTCCCTGCGAGAGAAGCGCGCCGGTTGCGCTGGTCAGGAACAGATCGGCCGCCAGACTTCCGGTTGCAAACGTAATCGTCTCCGTCGCACCCGTGACCGTCGTAGTGAAAATGAAACTCGTGTTGACTGCATCCCAGGTAACAGCGAACGGAGGAGTGGTGAAGGCCGCCTGAATTGCCGCGGCCATCGCCGAATAGCTGAGGCCGGTCAGAACGATGTTCGAGGAGGTAATCGGGGTTCCGGCAATCGAGAGAGTCAGAATGCCGCTGTAAGCCTGTAACGTTGCGAGGGGAACGCCTGCAAGCGAACCGGACTGGAGCCAGCCGGCGCGCGCTGCGACGTTGTAGGGAGCGAAGAGCATCGCGCTTGGTTTGACCGTCGAATTGTTGTACCCGAGGAAATAAATTTCAGCCGCCGCTGCCTCCGCCGACGCGGGACCAAAAAAGGAACTCACGGCCGCAGCGCTCGCGAAGCTGAGAACTTGGCCGGTCGGCATCAGAAGACTCTCGGTAAGGAACAAACCATTCAGAACCAGCGAAGCGCCGCCGGCAGATACGACGCCCGGATTGACTTTTACAATTTGTGACGCTGGAATCGTCATGGAAGATCCTCAAAAATATTGGTTTTCAGACTTACGGCGGATTGCTGCGGAACACTCACAACAGGATTATACTGCAAGCTCGCTGTAAGTATCCATCGGTTCTCGTATTGCTCCTCGCCGGTTATCAGTTGCCCGCGAATCCCATCAGAACAATAGAGCGGAACCATACCATCTGGAAATTGAGAAACGGCGTATATCGACCGATAGACGGCTTTTACGCTCTTGCACCAATCTCCCGCGCTCGGGCCGTAAAAGTCAATTTGAACGTCGAATTTCGTCGGCGTCGTGAGAGTGGCCTGCAGCACATCACCGTTGTTTTCGAAAATTGGGGTTTCAAGATCCTGTTCGGATATTTCCTTGAGTTCGACGAACGCATTCAGAGGCATAGGAGTGCGATTCGTCTGCGCCCTCATAATCTCGGTTCCGTCCCCAACGAAGGGCTGAATAAAATCGGCGAGCGCGTCGATCACCGCATCGATCAAAATCGAGGGTACATACGGAGTCGTTGCCATTACTGGCCCCCCTGCAGCACAATTGCGACTTTCGTCCAGAGCGGCCAGGCTTCCAGAACCGTGACGACGAGCCAGGTTCCCTGAAAGTTCAGCGGAGCTGGAGCGCTGATCGTAATCAAGTCGCCGCCCTGACTGTTCGGACGGATAACGCCGGCGAGCGCGCCTCGCAGATACAACGCGCGAACGACGCCTTGAATATTCAGACCCTCGATTTGCTTCAGCTCGCGACTGTCGAGAGCCTGAACCTGAGCCGGGCCGGTAACAGGAGCATTGTAAGAGGGAATCTGACGCCGACCGTCGCCGTAAGTGTAACCGCTCGAAGTCTGAACGGAAACGATGAGGTTCGGATTAATCGTATTCGATACCTGATTGGCGATGGTTCGCAGATCCATTACGCGCTCGCTCCCTTGACTTCATAACTTACAGCTCGCAACATTTGACCGGACCAAACGAGCGGTTTCGCCTGTGCGCCCGTCGCGCCCTGTTCGCCCCGAGCCGCCGCACGAATCGCCTCAGCAACGTCTGCTTGCGTAATTTGATCCCGATTATTCCAGAATTTTTTGCGAAGAATCAGCGTACTCTCAGCGAGAGGAATATCGTTGTAATTCGCGATGCTCTGCTGAAGCGCGCCGGCAATATCTTCGCCCATCAGTTTGAGAACGGCCGCCCCGTTGAAGTGAGTCAGCTTCGCGAGCGCTGCCATCTTTGCGGGCCAACCGGGGGATTCCTGCGCGATCATCGTTCGAAAATACGGCCGCGGGGGACTCGGGAATTTCCCCCCATGCCCGAACTCATCCCAGAACGCGGCGGCTGCTACCGGCGTACCGTCCGGATATGTCGATAGCGGACCATCGGCGAGAAAGCCGATTTGGACCTGACCGCCGCCCATATCGCGCGCGATCTTCCGGAGCGTCCGATTGACGTTCTCAGCTACGCTCAGTTTGGAAGATCGTTTCATCGTCGCTCTCTCAGTTACCAGCCATCCTCGCCTCTCGCCGCTCTCTCCGTGGGGCGCTCATCACTGTACTGTTCCTGATTACCTATGGCCCGAGGTATTCCAGAGTAAAATGAGCAGCGTATTGCATTGGTGTCGCACCGCTGCTGGCATAGATAGCCATTTCGTACTTTACAGCTCCAGCTCCGGCATTGAAATTCACGCCAGCTCCGCCATTCGAAATAGTCCCTATTGTGTTTGCGGTCTGACTGTTACCATCCTGATATGCGGAAGAAACTCCCGTATCTTCATCCAGATAATGAAAGTAGCAGTTCGACAACGTCGAACTGCTGGTGGCTGCCTGCGTGACCACTGAATAAAAACTAGCCCTGTAGCGCCCTGGAGTAACTACCGTGAACATCGTCGTTTGTCCGATAGCCGCAGCCTGCGCTGTCAGGTCTACTTTAGCCACGACGCAGGGATATTGCCATGATCCTGCCGGACATCCGGTCGGCACCGTCTGCGCTGCTGTAGCTGTAGCCGCGTTGCCGGTAGTCGGAGCCGTCAGCGTCGCAGGAAGCTGAGCGTTAGTAGCTTGCCCGGATAACTGAGAGAATGCCGGTTGTGCGCAAGTCGGCCCCCCGGTCGCATCGGCCGTTTCATACAGACCACTCGTACATGCGCCTACTCCAGCTCGCGCGGCGGCCGCACCCGTTAGGTCAAAGAAAGCGGAGTAATCGGCGATGATGGGAACAACAACACCCGAGCGACCGGCAAAGCTCACGACGCCCCCACCAGCGGGGGAGGGGGACGGACTTCCGCCGATTTGAACGATTACGCCGCCTTGACACTGAAAGACAGCGAGAACGTTAATTCCAACCTGAACGATGATCTTCTGACCTGGCACGTAACAGGTTGACCCGACAGACGGATAAGTGGTCTGCGTCACGGTTGACTGAGCGAACGCGCCGCAAGCAAACATCAAAATCGCGAGAAGCCCAAACCATTTTCTCATCGGATCCTCCACGGTAGAATATAACGAAAACCCCGAAGCGAGCTGGTAGCTTGCCAGAAGCTCGCTCCATACTGCGTCTGATTGAACCAGGGGCCACTTCCCGGCGTGAGTTGGTTCCAATCAAAGGAAGCGCTCACAGAACCCTCTCCCGCCTGACTGACGCGCCCGACGGGACGAGCCTGACCATCCGCGCTCAAATCGCCCGCGATGTAGCTTAGATGGGCCACCAGCATATTCAAGAGAAGGAGGCGAGTCGGAACGTCCTGAACGGGGCTATTGCACTGATTGCTCAGGTATAGCCCCGCCTCAACGAAGTAAGACGCCAGTTTTGACGGGCTCACGTTCGCAAACTCGGGATATCGAGCGAGGAATACGCCCAGATTGAATACCGCGATTCCCACTGATGAACCCCCTTACCTTACTTTTCGGCCGGTTTGATTCCGGGCGCGGACTGGCTTAGAGGCTCCTGGCCGGTCTTCCTCTTGTCCTTCTCAAGATCCCGAACGATGTTCTTCGCGTGATCTTCAGTCCTCGCCTCGAAGATTGCGCCAGAATCGAGCGGCGCGAACTTGCCTTTGTGAACGAGATGCCAGGCATCCCAGAAATCCTTATCGACTTCCGTGATGACGTAAGGAACAAGCAGGCGCGTCTTCCCGTCCGTGCCCACTGGGCCCTCGTTCAGTCCCTTGATAGTGACTTTCTGTTCGCGCTTGAGCGGATGCGTTAGGATCAAACCATTCAGCAGTCTGGATCCCACCTTCACTGTTTCTGCCATTTTGAACAACCTTCCTTCCTGAAATTAGGGGAGCCCCGAAAGGCTCCCCGATTTGGGCTCGAAATTGCTTCCGAGCGGGTTAGACTCCGAGCATGGAAGCGATGAAGATCGGCCGATAGATGATCGAACCCCACGTTCCCTGCGACTTCTTTTGCTTGAAGCTGGACAGCTCGATTTTGATCGGATGCGCGCGCAGCTTTTCGGTAAAGGCCGCGTCAACCGTCCGTTGACCTTCAACCTCTTCCGCGAAGAGCTGAACGAACTGTCCCGACGCCAGAGCGTACTCCGGAGCCGTCTTCACCGTCATATTCGGAAAGTTCTTCTTGATGATATCGGCCACGTTCACATTGAACTCGGTCGTCTTCGTGAAGGCGACTTCCGCAATCGGCGACAGCGCAAGAGTCATCTTCGAATCGAGTTCGACGAGCGCGTTCGCCTGCGTCTGGAGCTGCGAATACAGCGCCTGGATATCGGCGACCACTTCGAGCGCGGTCGCGTTCGTCCAGCTCGTTCCGCCCGCGGCTTTCGTCGCCGGCGTGATGAACGCGGGGAGGTTCGGATCGTTGAGCAAGCCGTAGTTCTGCAGGCCGGCGACGCCGAAGAAATAGGAGCGATTCTGGTACTTGTTCAGAGTCAGAACGCTGGCGATGTTGACGCGATTCGCCCAATCGATGCGAGCGAGAGCCGCTTTTTCCAGCTCGCGCTCGCCCCACTGAGTGATGACCTGGTAGTGGTAGGACTGACGCTGCGGGAAGTTGGTGTTCGCGCCGGCCTGGCCGTTCTCCGAATAGTCGCCGTAGCTCGAAGTTTCGCCGGTCGATTCCACGACGGGGAACATCGCGGTTTCGGTCGTCCAGTCGCCCTTTTTGATTTCCGAGCCGATAATCTCGGCCGCCTTCATCGGCGAGACAAGAATCTCGATGAGTTTAGGGTCAATGAAAGTGGACAGGAACGCAGGAATGCCGCTGTTGCTGAGCGTGACCAGCGTAGGCTGCGCGTCGTAGGCGAGCGAGCCGTCAGAGGCCAGACGGAAACCGCCTTCCGAAATATCCTTCTGGAGAGCCAGATTCGGCTCGCCCATGAATACGATACCGGCTCGCTCGCGAGCATAAAGCAGTTCAGGCGAAATCATTGGTTGGTACTCCCGTCCCCGTTGAAATTTGTGCTACCCTTGCGCGACGAATTTTTAGTTCGTCGCGCTTGAAATCTTGACCAGCGAGCCGACCGCCCCATCACCGCTGTTCGTCGGATACGCCTTGAAAGATGTTGCGATGCCGCCGGCGGTCGTGATGCTCTCCGAGGCGACATACTGCGTTGCAGCAAGAGTCAGGGTGTAGACGCCGACTCCGCCAATCACCCCGCTGACCTGGGAAGCGATGTTGCCTGCGGGAATGTTCGTTCCCGTAACAGACTGACCGGGGGCCAGAGTGCCCGAGGCGACAGCCGTCACGTTCAGAACCGTACCGTAGGTCGTCACGCCTGTTGCGCTCGCGACGTAGGCCGTTGCGGGAGCACTGAGCTGATACGTTCCAGCGCCGCCCGTGGTGCCGCTAACCTGAGAGACGACAACCGCAGCCGTCGGGAAGCCCGCGCCGCCCGCGACCGTATCGCCGATGGAGATAAGGCCGGTCGTTGCGGACACCACCAGGGTTTTGCCGAAAGCGGTAACAGTGGCCGCGCTGGCCGTGTTGGTTGCGCTGAGCTGATACGTTCCCGCGCCGCCCGTGGTACCGCTGACCTGCGAGAGAACGGTCGTTCCCGGCGTAATGCCGGTACCTGAGACTGCATCACCGACCGAGATAACGCCGGTCACGACGTTTACGACCAACTGCGTTGGGTTACTGCCGGCGCTCGCCGTAAACGTCGCGCCGATGGCCGCCGTGTTGGTGGATCCCAGAGTCGCAGTCGCGCTGACGCCCGCAGGAGCCGAGCTGTAAACCCCGCCATCAGCGTAACCGGCGTAAACCGTCGCACCTTTGGTCAGAGCGGCCGGGCCGTTGTTGTACGCCCAGAAGTCGCCCGAGCGGAACAGCGTAATCGGGAAGCCCTGAGGAACGAGCATGGAAGCGGTTCCCAGGTAAGCGGTGATGATCGCTTGCTGATCGCGATGCACAAAACCATCAGGGGCATTCGGGGCCGCGCCGAAGTTGTTCACGGTACGGTTATCGGACTGGTTAACCCAGGCGAATTTGCCGACTGTGACGCCCGCGAGTCCGGCGACCAGACTGCCAGGCCCGGCGAGTACGGTAGCGCGCGGATTCGAGCTTGCGAAGTCGCCCGCTACTGCCGGCGCGGGATTCTGATTCACTACGTTCTGGAAACCGCCCATGGAAAATCTCCCCTGTACTGCAAATTTTTCGATACTGCTCGATTACGCCTGACGGAACCGCTTGAGCCCCGGAAACTTCTGAGCCGACGCCGAATCCATTGCAATGGGAGCAGGCTCATCGGTCTGACGGTCCTTCGCGAGCTTGAACAGCGCCCGCAGTGCCGGCACGCCTTCAACGCCCGTCCGGTCAACCTTCATCTGGTCCAGCGCAAACCCGTAGATGTCGGCGGCGCTGTCCTGAGCGATCACATCGCCCACTACTGAGCGAACATCCCTCTTCGCCTCTTCAGCGGCCCGCAAGTCGGCGCGCAGTGCATCGGTCGCGAGCTTCACGGCCTCGTCCATCGCCTTTTTGTCCTCCGCCTTTTTCTTGTCCTCTTCCTCTTCAGCGGCATCCTTCGCGCGCTTCGAGTCCTTGCCCATCTTGCAGTCCTTCGCGTGCTTGCCGTCCTTCGCTTTGCACTCGGCGCAGTCGTTCGCGGTTTCCTCTTCGCCTTCGTCGTTCTTCTTGGTCGGCTTCGGGTCGTCAACGTCGGCGAGAGCATCCATCACCGCGTTGACCTGTTCGGCCGGTACGCTTGCGTCCATCGCGACGACCAGCCGCGTAACGTTCGCGCGTGCGGCCTTATTGAGCGTCTGAGAAGTCGCGCTCGCAAGAACTTTTTCAAGCTCCGAATCCTGAGCGACTTTAACGCCCTTAAACGCGGTCGTAAATGCGATCTTCAGAGCCTTACCGAGCTTCGTCATTTCCATTGTCGATTCCCTCACTAATTTGCTGTCAGCCGCTAAAACATCAGAACCGGCCCGACCTGACTCCACAAGGGCAAGATGATTACCCTGAATCTGAGTCATTATACCATCGTAGGTTTCGCCATCAAATATTCCCGGCGACATAATCGGAACGTAACGATACGAGCAGGAAAATTCTCGGATCTTATCCGTCTCGATTCCGGCGATAGAAGCCGCATCCCATATTGATGTATCTGCGTCCAGATAGGGCGCGACGAACTCAACATTCGATCCAATCGAACCTGCAATAAATTTCTTTTTCTCCGCCTCTTCCATCGTGTCGAACGTTCCAACCGGAATGTGCTTACTCAGGATCGGCAAGCGTTCGAAAGTAGAAGCAGCCTTACGCAGCTCTTCGGGAGCGCGCAGCAAATAATAAATTTTCTCAGGGAGGAGTCCGAGTTCTTCAGAGCCGGGAATCTCGCGCCCATAGTAAGGATTAACGCAGGCTTTCGAGATGTGGGATCGCGTGATGTGCAAACGACCGTCCGCATCATAGCTGCGCGAGCTTGAATCCATCGCGATATTTAAATCGACCGGCATTATTTCCAGTACTGCGCGCGCCTGAGCGCGAGGGTTAGAAGCGGAAGCGATTTTCGTTTCACTTGAGATTCAGAGCCGTTTTAAGGATCGATACACGCTTGCGTTCAATCCGAAGTGTTATAAACCGGATGAGCCGATAGGCAATTGCGGCCACTCGCCAGCGCAACGGTAATGCCCGCTCCAGTGGCGTACAGATGTATGCGCCCCACATCAGGCGATCCGATATCGTCATTCGCCTATAGACCCATGATGAGATGCGGCCTGTGCGACCCTTCTGCATTCATCCCTCCGATTTAAGCTGATTGTAAATCAGGAAGGACTGAACGCGAAACGCATCGACAATTTATTTTCTCTCCGGGCTGGATGTATTCGCCGCTTATCAGGCAGCCATCGGCAATTTTGTATCTGCGCCCATTCGCCGCAAGATGGTCCGGCCGCGGTACTTTACCGCCGTGAGAATGGATCCAGAGAGCTTCAGTAATTCCAAGTTCCATCTGGCGCGCGCGGACGACCACTGCGTTCGCCTTGTTGCTCTGATCGCGCGCGATGAGTACCGCCCGCTCGCGCGTCTTCGGGTAAATCTTCTGAATGCGCGCAATCATCTGCTTGAGGTTCTGACCGTTCGCATAGGCGCGCAAAATCACGCCTTCAACTTGCTGCAGGTATTTCTGCGGGATCGTTTTGATGAGGGCGACGTTTTCACTCAGCGAAGCTGCGAGCGCGTCGCGCATCGCCGGCGTGATTTCCATCCGGACGGAGATTCCCGCCTCCCTGAGCGCGGCGCGCATCGCTGAATCCGTCGCCTTGAACTGACCTTCCAGGTAAGCCTCTGCGATTTTCGGAGCCTGGCGGTCGAAACGGCGTAGCCAGCGTTTCGCGATTTCCTGAAAGCGCTTGCGAATCTCAACGGAAGGAAGAGCGTCAGCGGCGACGAGTGGGGGAGTTTCGACGTACTGAGCTGCGGCCCACCCTTCAATATGCGCGCTCATCTCCTCGATAAGCGCAAGCATCGAACGTTGATAAAGAAAGCGCAAACCCAGGTTCGCTCGAACAGGGCGCGCCAATCTTGCACCAGGTACAGGGATGATGGGCGGCGGAACGGGTTCGATTTTAGGAGTGGTCGCCGCTGCGGGCTTCGACTTACGAAGCTCTTTTTCCAAAAAAGCGTTTTGCACGCGAAGCTGAAAGGACTCGCGTTCAGCGGCCCGCAAGTCCTTCAGAGTGGTATCGAACTGATTCATTTAATAGCCGGTTGCGATCCATTGACCACTTGCGCCGGCACCGCTCGCCCAAAGAGTAATAGTCGATGTGCTCGTACAGGCTGCGGCAACGGTACGGGGGTTGCCTGGACGCCCGGCAACCGAACCTTCATCCTCCGTCGCAACTGCATTAAAGCAGGCGTTCGGGAACGTAAAAGGCAGCGTGACGACACTCGCAGCATTATCGTTGAGCCCGGCCGCGTTTCCCCATTCAAGGATCAGACCGCTCGGTAAGAGCTGGTATCCCGATGCACCTGTGAACGCCGGCGCA